TTAGCTACCCACCTGGGTAGTGCTGGCCTCGTTGTCCGAATCGGGGTCCGAGGCCGCCATGCGCGCCAGCATAGCATTCACGGAGTCGGCCGTGATGCCGACCGCGCGGGTATTGCCGATGTTGCGCTTGACCAGCTCGCCGCGCGCGCACAGCCGGTAGATCGTTGCCGTCGACAGGCCCAGTGCCTCCCGCGCTTCATGCACTCGATACAGCAGCTTCGGCGCCGCGGCCGGTGCTTGGTGTTGGGCTGCGTGTGCCATCTATGCGCCTCCGTCGTGGTGGGTTGCGAACAGGGGCATGGCCTGCAGCTCAGTGCGCAGACGGTCGCATGCCCGTTCAAAGTGGATAGGGTCGATCTCGAACCCGATGAAAGGCAGCCCCAGCCGCGCCGCTGCAATGCCGGTCGTGCCGCTGCCCATGTAGGGATCCAGGACAGGGGTCCCGGGTGCCAACCGGCATTGCTTGATAACCCAGTCCATGAGGGCTACCGGCTTCTGTGTTGGGTGTACGCGGAACTGGCCCCGGGAGACGTTTTCCTCGCCGGCGCGCACCATGCCACGCCACTTGTGCGAGAACAGGCGCGCCGGGCCACGCAGGTTCGTCCAAGCCAGCTCGCAGTCGGCGCTGTGGTCGCTGGTTCCACCGTCTCGCTTGTCCCACACCAACCAGCAGGACGCATCCGGCAATCGGCTGCCGAAGTGGTTGCCGCCGAAGATGACGGCCGTCTGGAAGCGCAGCAGCGGTACCGGGTCGAATGGCCGGTCGTCGCCCACGATGTTGAAGTCGTAGGCGACCGTGCGGCGCGCCATGTTCCAGCGGTTGCGCGACGTGCCGGTAATCTTGGCGAGATTGATGCCGTAGGGCGGGTCCGTGACCAAGGCGTGCGATGATGGGAAGTCGTCGAGCAGATCCCGGCAGTCGCCGCAGTACAGCGTCGCGGTACCGATCTGCTCAACCCGCATCGCGTTCCCCTTGTTCGGGCCGGGTGGCAGACAGCGCGGCGCGCCAGCCGTGCAAGAAGAAGCCGTGATAGTTGATCGACTCGGATACGGTCCATCCCGCTGCTCCGACTTCGGCTCGGCATTCCGCCCACGCTGCCTCTACCTCCTTGGCGTGCTGCTGGCGGTCGTTCAGGACCGCTGCGCGGGCGTAGGCGCGCGATTCGGTTTCCGTGTCTCGGAGTTCCGCCGGCAGAGGTGGCAGCACCACGGTATCCGCCAAGTGGGCGCCACCATCAAGCCCAGAACTGCCGCGGGTCTCGGTCGATTTATGGCCCTGGCGGGCGCCACCGCGCAGGCCGGTTTCAGCACCGCCGTGCTCGCTGTCCTTGTCCGCCTGGGGCCGCATTCTGGCCTCCAGCCGACGCACGGCCGCCGCCACGTTGGTGGGAAGTTCACCGGCATCGCCAGGGCGGCCGAAGCGATCGAAGATGAAGGACACCAGCGTGGCCAGGTCAGGCGACGACGTCATTCCGTCCTTGGCGCTGGCCTGCGGCGCGGCGTGGTCGTACAGTGCCTTGCCTCCCGTGCGGCCCCCACTGAAGCTGTCCACGCGGTTGTATTCGATATCGACCAGGACACCTTCCCGGTCCCGGGATTCAAGCGCATAGCAGTAGGGGCGCTGCGTCTCCCCAACTACAAGCCCGCGGCCCTGCGCCAGATGACGCTCTTGCGGATCCCCCTTTGTGTGCCGCCATCGACCATGTGCATCGCCTCCAGAGGCCACAGCGGCGCTTGCCGGGGCGGCACGGGCCACACGCTCGGCGGCCCGCATACCGAGCGCAAAGCCCAGCCACATGGTGTCCGTGTCGGAGTCCAGGTAGTAGGCAAACTCGCCGTTGATTTCCATGATGCCGAGCGGCGTGTTTTCCTTGAGCGCCAGCGTGTTGTTGACGCCCTGTTCGAAGTACTTGCGCATTTCGGCCACGGTGATGGAGCCGGGTCTTTCCTTGATGTTCAGCATCCCGTGTTCCCCTGCCGCTTGGCGGCTTCGATGGTTCGATCCCAAGACTCGGTGTCTTCGTCATCGATGTAATAGCCGCCAGGGAGCTCATAACCCGGTCGCATGTTGGCCTTCAGCCAGCGATAGAACGAGGCATCCCGTGTATCGCTAGCAGCGGCAGCAGCAGCGCTGCCTTCTTGGGCGACGAGGCCAGCGAACACGCCGATTTGCCATCGCAAGTTGTCCAGCAGCGTGCGGCGAGGATTGCGCAATTCGCCAGCGCGGTCCCACAGTTCATGGAATTTGGACGCAGGCAGCGGAGTGTTGGGGAAGTTGGCTTCGAACGCTGCCGGCTGCGCCTCCCCTTGGCCTACCGCGGATACGCCCGGGGCAGAGCAATCGGGGCACGGTTCGGCATCGGCTGATGCCCCGTTATCGCCCATATGGACCATGCCGCCGATCATGCCGTGTCCGTTGCAGGTGGGGCATGAAGGGGCGGCGGGAGCTGCGGGCGCGGTTTGTTCGGCCTCCATGCGATCGATGACGTAGAGGGCGGCGCGCAGGTCTTCGCGCAGGACACGGCAGCTATCGGGGGCTTCACCACGGACTCTGGCCGCGGCGGCGTCGCGCAGGCGCGCGAGGTTGAGGTGGAAGCTCATAGGGGCAGTTCCCTCCAGGTGATGACGTTGCTGGACGCTGGGATCAGGTGCGGCTGCGCGGCCGCCGCGCGGGCCGCCGCCGTGCGCATGGCAAGGTCGTACTGCATAGGGCGGCGCGCCACCGGCCGATAAGGCGGCGGGGTTGCGCCGGCGCGGCTGATATCGAGGAACCGCACCAGGTAGGGCAGGACGGCCGTCGGCGTGGCTGCCGGTACGGGCCAGCCCGTGCGCTCCGCGATCATTTCGGCCATCTGCAGGACGGTCGTGGTTGCCTTCACCGGGGCACCGAGCTTGCGCAGCTGGTCGCCGGCGTCGCGCCGCGCAACTTGCATTTCCTCCGAGTGGTAGCGGGCGGCTTTCATGCGGCCTCCCGGAGTTTGGCGTGGCCGGCCTGGCCCTCGTCGATCCAGACGACCGTGAACATATCCGACGGCGCCGCCGGCGCGGCCTTGAGCGTGCCCAGCACCAGGATGCTGTCCATGCGGCCGTCGGCGGCCAGGGCGTCGACCAGCCCCAGGGCATCGCCGCGGCCGCCCAAGTCCAGGCAGTCGAAGCGGTCCAGGATCAGGCAGCGCAGGCCTGATATCTCTGCCAGCGCGGCGCCGAGCAGCGCGTCGACGCGCCACCGCTCGGACTCCGACAGCAGCCGGTAGGGCCGGCCTCCCCAGGTAATGCTCATGTCGGCGGCGATCGAGGGAACCCACCAACCCGCCAGATTGGCCAGGTCGGCCAGCTTGGCATTGAACGGCTCCAGGGCTTCGGCGAGGATCTCGCCCGGGATGCCATCGGGCGACAGCGCGTCGCCGATTGCCAGCCAGGCCAGCACGTCCCCGTGATAGCGGGTGGCGTTCGTCGTGCGCTCCGCGGCGCTGGTGGCGGCCTGCTTGGCATTCAGCAGCGCCTGTACGCGGTCGTCGATAGCCTTGCGCTCGGCGCGCAGCGCGGTCACCTTGGCACGGGCCGCTTCGACGTCGGCGGGCTGGATCTCCTCCGGCGCGGCGGCATCCTGCAACTGGGCCGCTGCCGCTTCCGCCGCGGCGATATCGCGGCGGTCGTTCTCGACGCTGCGCGCCATCAGGTCGCGGGCTTCGATGGCCTGGGGCAACGCTGCGGCGGCTTCCGTATCGCCGGCGACGCCGATTTTTCCGTACTGGCGCTCATAGGTCGCCAGCACCGACTTTATGTCCAGGCCACTGCCGAAAGCCACGTTCTTGGACGCCTCGGATTTCCAGAGCTGGGAAAGGCAGAGCGCCAGATCGTGGACAAGGCCGACGCGCGGCCCGGTTCCCGCTTTGGCCTCCAGGGCGGCAACATGCTCGACAAGATTCTCGTGTTCGGCTTGGTCGAACTCCAATTTTTGGCGGAGGGCCGGCAGCTTTGCGGCCAGGACCTGGCGTGCGGCTACCAGGTCGCGCGCGGCGGCATATGCGGACGCCTTTTGCTCGAGCGCTCCCAGGGCCTTGACGTTCTGTTCCAGCTTGGCGTCCACGCCGGCCAGCGCCGCGCGCTCGCCCACCAGTGCGGCCTGGTCGAACGACGGGACGTCAGCGGCCCAACCCTCGGCCTTCTGGCTGCCCCATTGTTCGCCCGTTGCGGCCTTCCAGGCGCCCTTGGCCTCGGTCGCCTGCTGCTTTGCGTACTCGGCGCCTGCGGCGAATCCGCCGCGCAGGATGGGCTTGATCGCCGGAACAAGCTGGGGGCTGCAGCTGCGAGCCAGTAGGCGGCGCTCGATCTCGTCGGCCTTCACGTTCGTGCCGCTCAAGGCGAACAGCAGGGTGCGGCGCTCATCCGGCTTTGCGGCGGCGAAGCGTTCGGGTGCCAAGACGTAGGGAAGGGCCGGCGACTGCGGCACGAGGGTCTCGCCCGTCTGCGTGCCTTTCGGCAAGCTGATGCCGACGGTGCCGTTTTCCAGATCCAGCGCCACGGCGCCAAGCTTCGCGCCTTCCGTAACGAGTGCGCCGAATTCCTTTTTCAGGCCGACCCGCTCGGGCGTGCCCAGCAGCGCCATGCGCACGGCTTCGACGATACTGGACTTTCCGGCGCCGTTCGGGCCGGCGATCAGGGCGACTGGCGTACGCATGTCGAGGTCGACGGCGCGGGCGCCCTGAAAGTTCTCGATGTTGATGTGGGCGATGCGCATGGCTCATTCCTCCGCTTGGGGGTCTTGCTCTTCGTGCCATTGCTTCCAGCCCTTCACCCACTGGATGCAAAGCTGACCATCCATGACGGGGCAATCGGATTCGGGTTGGCCCTGGGCGGCGGCGTTGTAGCCATCCACGCGCGCCTGCTCCAACTGCTCGTCGGTGGGGCCGGACGGCGCCGCCGGCGGCGGCAGCTCGCGGAACTCGGCGTCGACGATGTTCGACCTGTCGTCGTCCATGCCGTCGCCGTCCTCGTCGGTGTATTCCTTGCCCAGGTTCATGGCGCGCTGATCGGCTTCGCCGCGCACCTGGCCCATGCCGCCGGTGTGGGGTTGCGAATCGGCGACGACGATCAGGACGGCCTTGCCCTGCGAGTCATAGAGGTCGTGGAGCGATTCAGCACCGCGGCCGATCTTGATGACGACCTTGGCGCCGTCCTTGATCGTGACCTGGTCCAGGTCGCCTTGCACCACGGTGCGGCCTTCGCTTGCGATCAGGTGCACGGCCATTTTGATGTTGGCGTCCACGCGGTCGCGCAGGCGATCGATGATGTCGTCTTGCTTGGATTGCGAGAGCTTCACCCAGGGTTGCGGCAACAACTTCAGTTCGGCCACCAAGGCCGACAGGAGGTCGCGGCCGATAGTGTTGGCGGTCATTTCGCGGGGGTCGAAGTGTTCACGGGCGTTCATATGGGTTTCCTTGTCGATGCGTGGTCGCCCGCCACCGGCGGGCGGGTGGCGGCTGGATTACTCGGGGGCCTGCATCCTGCGGCGCTGCGCGGGGGCGCCGGCCGCCTGTTGGCCTGCGCTGGAAGCGCCGCGCTGGGCGGCGGCGGTCATGGACAGGCGGCGCGATTGATACAGCTGATGCAGCCGGGCGCGCTCGCCCAAGTCATCGACGCCGTCGATCGAGTCGCTGGCCAGGTCGAGGACGTCGATGGATTTCGCGGTTTGGATCTGATGCTCGACCTTGGCCGGGTCCAGGCCGGCATCGGTGCTCGGCCGGTCGGCTTGCTGCGTCTGAGAAGCAGGGGCGGCCGTTGCCGCGCCCTGCGCCGGGTTTCCGGCCTCGGCTTGTGCCATCGCGAGGGTGGTGTCGGTGGTTGCGGCAGGCTCGCGCGCCTCCAGGTCAGTCGCATTGGCCTGCGCCGCTGCGGGCTGACGTTCCGCCGGCTGGGTGGCTTGGCGCAGCTCGTCCACGTTGACGCTGATGGTGCCGTCGGGCGCGGTGGTAGCCTCGATGATGTCCTGGGCTTCCTCGACGGTCTGAAGGCCCATCAGCAATTCGGGCGCGTAGAGCTTGCCGAAGAAGCTGGCGGTCCGGTAGCGCAGCATGACCTCGTCCATGGTCTGCCACTTGCTGCCATTCTTCGTGTACCAGCCTTCGAGGACGGCCATCTCGATCGACACGGCCGGCGACTCGATCACCTCGCCGGTTTCCTTCTCGATCGCCCAGGCCACGCAAACCTTGTCATTGATCTTGACCTTCTCGACCTTGGTGTGCCGCTGGTTGTTCTCCCAATAGGCCGACTTGTATTCGACCTCGCGCTCACCACGGCTTTCGATGCGGAAACGCAGGGGCGAGAATCGGCCGCAGCCGTTGATCGCGGCGATGATCCACTGCGAGGACCAGGACGGCCGGCCCTCGACGATGTAGAGGTTCTGCATCACCATCAGCGGATCGGCGCCCATGCGCTGCGCCATGTTCAGTGCGACGACCGAGTTCGCAAGCGCATTCGGGTTTTCGCGGCTTTCCTTGACGTTGCCGTAGCGGTCCAGCTTCTCGATCGTCTGGCGGTAGGCCACAGGCACCAGCGTGCTGCTGGAGAGCAGGCGCGCGGCGCGCTGCATAAGTTCGAACCCCTGGAGGCTGCCGAAGCCGGGGGCGACGATGGGCAATTGCGATTCAGGCGAGGCGGCCCGCAGGCCTTGGACGGTGGTGGTCTGGGACATGGCTCAACCTTTGAATTTGCAGGTGGGATGGCGAGGGCAGTACTTGCCCGAGCAGAGGACCGACTTGGGATTGGCGTAGAAGCTGCCGCTGTGGATCAGGCGCGAGGCGTGCTGGAGCAGGCCGGGGCTGTCCTCGGTCCCGACGAGCGCGGCGCGCGCGCCGGTGATCTCACCGGTCCCGATCCGCTGCGCGGCTGCGGTCTTGCCGGTCTGCAGGCCGATGATCTGCGCCGGCGCGGTGATTTGTTCGCCGAGCGCGTGTTGCGCGAGGATCTCGTAAACGCCCATCTGCGGGCCGTGGCCCGCAGTTGCGACGGCGCCATCGGCGCCGACGGCACGCGCCCCGCTCTTCAGGTCCGCGATGCCCAGCTCGCCGCCGGCGGTGCGCCGGACCCTGTCCGTCGTGCCCGTCAGCGCGATGCCCAGATCAGTGATTTCCATCCGCTCGCACTTGAGTTCCACGGCGACGTAGTCCTGATGCGGCGCGATCTGGGCGCAGTAGCGCGCGTGCAGCGCCAGGCCGATGCGCTCGGCGTCGTTCGGGCTCGCCTCGTCCCACTCGACCTCTTCGTCGGTGTCGTGCAGCGCCTTGACGAATTCGCCGGCGGCGTCGTCGGGGGTGATGGGATTGCCGTCGAGCCGAGCCTGGTCGAAGGCGGCCGTGCCGGCGTGGATGGCGGTGCCGAGGCGAGCGGCGCCGGACGAAGGCGTCCGCATGCCCAGCAGGTTCTTGGCTTCCCAGCGCGCGGGGCAGTCAAAAAGCTCCGCCATGCTGGAGGCCCGGATCGGGATGATTTGCATGGTTGTGACTCCAGGGTCAGAAGGTGGCGCGATCCGCGGAGGCGGAGCGTGCGGAATGGGTGGACACGGCGTGTGCGTCAAGGGAGGGGCCGAGGGCGCCGGTAAGAACGGCCAGGAACAGCACGCCGCCAGCGACGAAGGCGGCGTAGGCCACGGCGTCCAGGTCGCGGCCGGTGCGGCGCGCACGGCGCCAGACGACGTGAAGGCGGCGGATCATGCTTCCCTCGCGTAGTCGGTGTCTGGCACGATGACGACGTCGCCATGGATCGGGCGAGCCTCGCCGCGCGATGACTCATAAAGATGCGACGCCGTGGCATTGATGCGCAGGCCTTTGGCGGCGGCCGACTGGTCGACCAGCATGGCGTGCTGGCGCTGACCGAGGCTGACAATCTCGAGGTCGTCGGCGCCGATCAACTGGCGGACGTCGATGAGGGCGTGCGGGCCGTGCAATTCGGTGTCCGTGCCGTCGGCGCGGACCAGCTTTCTGGTGGGCTTCATTGGCGGGGCTCCAGGGGCATGCGCTGCCCAGCGCGGATCTGGCGGCTCGGCAGGCAGGAGAAGGCCGTGGCCGAAGGCGGAAAGACGGCGCGCACGCGCTCGCATTCGGCGGCGGTTTCGAACCGTTCGATGCGCATGACGGGCGGGCGGTCGTAGCCCGCCGGCAGGAACGCAAAGAGGATCCAGATGGTGGTGGCGATCATGCTCGGGCCTCGCGTGCGAGGCGGCAGACTTCGGCGGCGCGGAACGCCTGCTGCTCGGTGAACATGGCGAAATGGCAGATGGACGGGGAGATGCCCAGCGCGCGTGCCAGCCACGCGTAGGCCTCGTTGCGCTTGCCCGCAAATCGCTCCAGAACGAGCGCCTGGAACACGCCCTTGGCGTCCTTCCGAGCCTTCACCGTGGCCCGATTGGCCATCACGCCCAGCGGCAAGTCGGTATCGGGGTGCAGGCCGACGTAGGCCTGGCACTGCGCGCACCTGTAGACATAGGGCCAGTCGCCGAACGAGTGGCCGTTGTAGACGTCGCGGTTGTTGGTGAGCTTCACAGGGCCGCCGCAGCAGTGGCACGACGTGGGCGGCGCGATGCGATCGCGCACCCGCGCCAGGGCGCGGCGCGACACATGGGGAAGGGGGGCGGGCGCCTGCAGCTTCGTCTTGCTCCGGCTGCGGGGGTCGACGCCATAGACTTGGATCGTCATGCGGTGGGGCTCCAGGGGTCGGTGCGGCGCAGGTGCGCCGCGATCAGATCGATGCACCGCGCCAGCGCGTACACGCCGGCAGCGAGCAGCAGGATGTAGCCGGCGCTCATTTGCTGGCCCGCCGGCGCGCCGCGGAGATCGCGTCGCGGATTTCGAAGTAGAGGGCGAGGGCGCCCACGATCAGGAAGCCCATCAGATGACCTCCCGGCCTTCGTTGAAAGCCTTTACGAGCAAGGCTCGGGCGCTACCGATCAAGGCCTGGCGCAGCTCGGCTTGGGCGCGGCGGGCAGCGGTGGGCGCCGGCGCGGACGACAGCGCGGGCAGGGCCAACAGGCACAGCGCGTCGTGGCCGCCGTCCGTGACGATGTCGGCCCACCATTCGCGGTCTTTGCCGAAGGCAGCATCGTCCGCGCCTGAGAACAGGTCGTGCAGGCGATCGAGGATCTGGGTGTCCGTCAGCGTCGGGAAGCGCAGCGCCGCCTCGCGGCGAAAGGCGCCGTGCGGCGCGGTGCGCGTCGGGTCATCGGACTGGATCGAATGAGATGGTGCGAGGTTGGCTTGCATGGTGTCTCCCGTTGGCCCGCCGGGCGCGCACCCGGCAGGCGTTGGAGTTATTAAACACCATGTTTATTTTTAAATCAACACCATGTTTATTTATGGGCAAAAAAATGGCGACCTCGTCTTGGTCGCCAGATAGAAGTGTGGTCTAGCGGGACCCGGGGGCGGGTTCGTATACAAGTCGGAACGGGGCTTCAGGTTGCGCGCAAGCCACGTTCATCAATTGCTGAATCATCGAGTTGGCGGGGACCGTATGCAGGGTCTGTTTGGCCATCTCGTAGGGCAGAGAGATCAGATTGACCAGGTTGCCCTTGAGGTAAATGCTCCCTTGCATCACGCCGCTTGTGCCGTTTTTGCAGTCAAAGATGTGCCGGCTCTCGCTTCGGTCAAAGCGCTGGCCGGTTGACTTATCGTCTTGCGGCGCAAGGTAGGTCTGTCGCATCCACGCGGTTGCGACGCCTTCATGGTGATGTATTCCCTCCGCAGCGTAGGAAATTTCAGCGGTGTTGCTTCGGCCTAGGCCCACCCACTCGGCCGCTTGCGCGCTGGTAGCCACGCATAGGAGCATCCCTGTCATCCATCGTTGTAGTTTTCTCATCCTGTCACACTGAATCCAAAAAAACGCCGTCGCTCCAGACTAAGGCAAGACGCGGCCGGTCAGGCTGCGCGCTTGGTGGCGCGGCTTTTGTCGGTGGTAGGCCCGCAGTATCTGTCGATCTGGTCGATAACCCAGTCTTCTATGCCTTGCTGCTGGCTTGCGGTGAGTTTGTTGAAACGCGCCCGGTCGACGCGGGGAAAGAAAGAGTCGGCGGCTTCACCTGATCGCTCGCCCTTGGCGGTGTCGTCGTTCGCGGTGGCGGGTGCGGTCGAACCGCCCCCGACAAACATCGGCCCGTGTCCCGTTTGAATCCACGTCGCGTTTACGCCAATTGCCCGCTGCGCGTCGAGGAGGGCGTCTTTCGACGGGCCTCTCTTCTCCCAGTTGTGGACGTTTTGAGGGGCGACGTTCAGCAACTGCGCCATTGATGTCTGGGCGGCAGTCTGGTCCAAGCGTCCTGCAGCAGCCGCAGCCGCATACATGCGCTCCATCTCGGCGTGCATCTTCTTCATCGAGCAAATTGTCGCCCGATTAAACATTCTGTTGATACACGCGGCGTTGACCTGTAAATTAAACATGGTGTTTAATGACGCTGTCCTTGGAGGCCTCGCACATGAACGAAGAACGACACCCACACGCCCGGATTATCGATAGCTATGGTGGCCCTACAAAAGTCGCTGAGCGCATGGGAATTTTGAGCCAGCCGGGCGCTGTGCAGCGCGTCGGCAACTGGAAGCGGCGCGGCATTCCCGCCAGCGTTCGGCTCGATCACCCATGGCTCAATCGAGCCGCGCCGCGACCGGAAAGTCGCCATGCGTGATCCGGATTCCCGCGCAGAAGGGGGCCGTAGCCAATGGCGCCGCGCCGTAGCCCTACTGCAGCGTGGGGCGCCCGGGCGGAACCTCAATATCGGTGCAGCCGCGCGTGTCCGCTTCGTAGCACAGGCGCGCGAACACCTCTCGCACGGTCCCTTCCTCGGCGCTGCCCAGCACGCCAACTGCGATGTCGCGCGCCAGTTGCAGCAGCGCGCGCGTGGCTTGCGCCGCCGGATCCCCAATACCCATTCCCGCCCCTTTGTTTGTTTGGCTATGGGCGGGACTGTATCTGTCAGGAGCACCTAACGCATGCGACATGAATCGCACAAATCGCTGATCGCGACCCTTCGAGACCACCTGTCCGCCTGGCGCAAAGCCGAGGGATGGTCCCGCGAAACGATGGTCGACCACATCGTCAAGGCCCACAGCAGCGTCGGCGGGGAGGCCGCCAGCGGCATCCGCTTTGATCCGCAGACCCGCGACACCTTCGAGCGCATGAAGGTCAACGCCGACCGCGTGTTCCGCTGGCTCGATGACGAGACCAAGGACACGAACCTGCTGCCCGCCAATTTCCTGCAGTCCGTGCTGGCGGCAATGCCGCACGACAGGCGCCGCCATTGCGTCGATGACCTATTGCGTCCGCTCGGATTGGCGGTGCGCACGTTGTCCACCGAAGGCAGCACCGAGGTGTGCGTCGCCTTGTTGTCGAACGTGCTGCGAGAGCAGGCCGAAGCCGGCGCCGCGCTGGCGGCGCTGCTGGACGGTCAGGTCACCCGCGACGAATTGATCCAGGCCCACCGCGAGACGTCGGAGGCGATCGTGGCCATGCGCGCCGCGCGTGCGGTGGTGGAACGCCAGATGGCGGCGCTGGGCGTCCAGATCCCGGCCAAGGAGGCGGACCCGTCATGATCACCGATATCAACCACTTTCACCTGTTCTTTGGCCTCGGTGGTGGAGCGGCCGGGTTCCAGGAAGCCCGGCCCGAAATCCCGGGTCTGCAAGGCCGCATGGTGTGCATCGGCGGCATGGACGTTGACCCGGCCGGCGCGGAGGACTTCTACCGATTCACGGGCGTGCGCGGCGTCGTGCGCGATCTGTTTGACCGTAGCCAGTACCGCGATTTCCATGGCCGCGAGCCGGCGCCGGGCTGGGTTGAGGCGATGCCGGCCGACGTGCGCGCCGCCGCTCATGGCAAGGTGCCGAACATCGTCTTCCTGTCGGCGCCCTGCAAGGGCTTTTCCGGCCTGCTGTCGGAGACGCGCAGCACCACGGCCAAGTACCAGGCGCTCAACCGGCTGACGCTGCGCGGCGTGTGGCTGATGCTGGAAGCCTGGGCCGACGACCCGCCCGATACCATTCTGTTCGAGAACGTGCCGCGCATCGCCACCCGCGGCCGGCACCTGCTCGACCAGATCACGGGCATGCTGCGCCATTACGGCTATGTCGTGCGCGAAACCACGCACGACTGCGGCGAACTGGGCGGCCTGGCCCAGAGCCGCAAGCGCTTCTTGCTGATCGCGCGCCACGCGGAGAAGGTGCCGCCCTTCATCTACGAGCCTCCGAAGCGGCCGCTGCGGTCTGTCGGAGAGGTCTTGAGCCGCTACGGCCGTCCAGGCGATCCCGCCTTCGGGCCCATGCATCGGGTCCCGTCCCTGAACTGGAAAACCTGGGTACGCCTGGCCTTCGTGGAGCCGGGCAAGGATTGGCGTAGTCTCAACCGGCTGGCGGTCGAGAACGGCCATCTGCGCGATTTCCTCATCGTGCCTGAGGCCCACCATGGTTCCCTGGGCGTGCAGCGCTGGGAGGCCGCCAGCGGCACCGTATCAAGCCGGTGCGGCCCCACCAACGGCGCCTACAGCGTGGCGGATCCTCGCCAGGAGGTCTATGCGGCCGGATACGGCGTGAACGCCTGGGACGCAGCCACTGGCGCGGTGGCCGGCGAATCGCTTCCCAGCAATGGCCGGTTTGCCGTGGCCGACCCGCGCGCGCAGGATGGCGCCGCCCAGTATCAGCAATACGGCGTCATGAGCATGGAGGACACCGCAGGCGCGGTCATTGGCGTGAAGTCTCCCGGGCAGGGGACATTCAGCGTGGCCGATCCGCGCGGCTTTGGCGCCGACACGCATAAGAACGTGTACCGGGTCGTGCCGTGGGAAGGCGCTGTCGGTGTGATCGGAGGCGGGCATGGCCCCAGTTCCGGCGGCCAGGCCGTCGCCGACCCCCGACATGCCGGCCCTGCCAAGCACTCGAACGAGTTCCGCATCGTGCCCTTCGACGGGCAGGCCCGCGCTGTCACGGGCGCCCACGGCACCGGCCAATGCGTGGCGGACCCCCTGGGGGGCCGCTTGCCGGCGGAGCAGCATGGCAAGTACCGCATGACCGCGTGGGACGAGGCGTCGCGGGCGGTCATCAGTGGCAACGCCAACGGTGCCTATGCCGTGGCCGACCCGCGGCCGAACATGGAGCGCGGCCGCGGCGACAACTACCTGACCGCCGGCCATTACGGAGTGGTCGACCCGGCGGAGCCCTCCGGCGCCGTATCGGCTTCTGCCTGCCATGACAATGGCCGGTGGAGCGTCGCCGACTGGCGCCTGCCGGAGGCGACCGACAAGCTGGTATGCGTCATCCGCGCGTTGGACGGCACCTGGCACCGTCCCTTTACCACGCTCGATCTGGCGGCGCTGCAAAGCCTCTACGATCCCGACGACTACGCCGAAGCCGCGGAGCAGTTCGTGCTGCACGGTAACTCGGACCAAGCCTGGCGCGAACGGATCGGCAACGCCGTGCCCAAGAAGGCCGCCAAGGCCATGGCCGAGGAAATCGGCCGGGCCATCCTGCTGTCGCGCGCCGGCGAATCGTTCCAACTGTCGTCGACGCCTATCTGGGTGCGGCCGATTGCCACGGCGCTTGCCGTGCGCGGCGGGGAGGGCACATCATGATGCCCAAGAGGCCCCTGATCCGCTATCACGGCGGGAAATGGCGCCTGGCGCCCTGGATCCTCCAGCACTTGCCGCCACACCGTTGCTACGTCGAGCCGTTTGGCGGCGCCGCCGGCGTTCTCCTGCAAAAGCCTCGGGCCTATGCGGAGGTCTACAACGACCTCGATGGCGATATCGTGAATCTGTTCCGGGTGCTCCGCGACCCGGTGGCCAGTGCGCGGCTGATCGAAATGGTTTGCCTGACGCCGTACGCGCGTGATGAGTTCGACAGCGCCTACGAGTTCCATGCTGACCCGGTGGAGAGGGCGCGACGCACCATCATTCGCGCGTCCATGGGTTTTGGATCGGCTGGCGCGACCAAGGGCACAACGGGATTTCGTATCGACACGCGTCGGCGTTACGGTACCGCCCAGCAGCTCTGGGCGGAATACCCCGATACGCTCGGCCCCGTCATTCGACGCTTGGCAGGAGTGATGATCGAGAATCGGCCTGCGTTGGAAGTGATCCGGCAACATGACGCACCGGATACGCTGTTCTTCGTCGATCCGCCCTATCTGCACGAGACGAGGTATGCCGGGGCGAAGCATGGCCGGTACTACGTGCACGAGATGAGCGACGTTGACCATGCCGAGCTGCTGGCCCTGCTCCGCCAGGTTCAGGGCATGGTGGTGCTCAGCGGCTATCCCAGCGCCCTCTACGAGGGGGGCTTGGTCGGATGGTCCTCGACTGCAACCACCGCGCGTATCAGCGCTGCCCGCGGCAGTGCCGTGCGTACCGAATGCCTTTGGTTGAACCCCGCCTGCGTGGAGGCACTGGATCATGCGGGGCTTTTTACTGCGGAGCACTCATGACAAAGCCCGCACCTTACCCGGCAGACACGCGCGCCAAAGGCTGGCGGTTCGAGCTGGACCACGAACGGATCCGCCAGTCGGACACCTGGGCCCTTGCGGCGCCCGAGATCCGCCCGTGGCTGCTCATGCTGTGGATGACTGCCTGGGAGCAAACGCCCTGCGGCAGTTTGCCTCAAGACGACGAATTGATCGCGGCGCGCATCGGCATGCCCCTGGCCCAGTTCCAGGTCTGCAAGGCGCGCCTCATGCGCGGCTGGTGGCTGGCGGACGATGGCCGGCTGTACCACGACACGCTGGCCGAACGCGTGCTGGAAATGATTGAGCGCCGCGATGGCGAACGCAACCGCAAGGCCGAATACCGCGAGAGAAAGAAGGCCGAGCGCGCCGCGGCCCAGAACGGAAACAGTCCCGGATCGTCCGCCGGTAGTCCTGATTTGTCCCACGGGACAGGCGCCGGACTCCCAGGGGATTCCGGCGGGAGTGACGCTACCGGAACCGGAACCGGAACCGGAACCAGTAATAAAAAAGATATGGCGGCGGCGGCTTTACATCCTCCCGCGCGCGACCCTGTGGACAATTCGCCGCCGCCGTCGGAATCCATCTGGCTTGCCGCCCAGGAAGATTGCGCCGCTGGCTATGCCAAGCTGCTGAACAGCCTGGAGAAGGTCCGGGGCAAGACGGCCAAGTTCGTCAGTTCAGACCTGCGGCTGGCCGCCTGGGAAAAGCAGGGCGTGACGAGGGCGCAGCTTGTCGAGGCCTACCATCTGGCCGTGGCCGACCGGGAGAAGAGCGGGGACACCGGGCCGGTCAACGCCGGCTTCGTCGACGTGTTCCTGGTCAAGGTCCTGCACCCCGGCACCGCAGCCGGCGGCGTTGGCGGAGGAGGCGCCCCGGCAAAGGGCGTAGACCCCCTCGGCTGGGCGTTGACCGCTTCAGGCATCGAAGCGCAGGGCGCCAAGCTGGGCGTCCAGCAGTTGCCCGGGGAGCAATTCCCCGATTTCAAAACGAGGGTGCACGCCGCCGCTGGCCTCTCCGAAGCTGACCGTGCCCGGCTGCTGGCGGATTACGGAGTTCGGGTATGACCGCCACCACCACCGTGCAATGCGTTGAGTGTGAGCTGTTCTCGCTGCGAGACGCACCGAGATATGCCGACCTGGGCCTGGGCCGCTGCACCGCCATGACGGACCGCCCGGGGACCTTCGTCAGCCCCACCTATCCCCGCACCTGCGGAACCCATCAACCGGCGCCGAGCGGCAAGGCCGCCGCGCGCATCGAATGGCTGCGCGACCTGCGCGCCGAGGGAGCATGATGCCCATCCAGATCGTTTTCACCGTGCCCGGCACGCCCAGGGGGAAGGGCCGCGCCAAGTCGAGTTCGCGTATCGGCCGCGATCCCAGGACTGGCGCCCCGCGTGTTTTCACGCGCCACTACACGCCGGAGGAAACGGCGGCCTACGAGAGCCTGGTGAAGCTTGCCGCCGCCAAAGCCATGAGCGGCCGGGAACCCTATACCGGGCCGATACGCATGGACCTGGACATCGTGCTGCCGATCCCCGCGTCCTGGTCGGGCGTGCGCCAGCGCCGCGCCGCTGCGGGCGAGATCGCGCCCACCGTCAAACCGGACTCCGACAACGTCGAGAAGGCCGTCAAGGACGGCATCAACGGCGTGGTGTACCGCGACGACACGCAGGTGGTGCAGGACAGCAAGCGCAAGGTCTACGGCCTGACGCCGCGCGTGACCGTCGTGGTCACGGTCCTGGACATGGAACCCGCCCAAGGAGTGAAGAAGCATGCAACGTGAAGCCGGAACGTTTTCGTGCCCCGAGCACGCGATCGCCGTGGCCTACCTGATGCTGGCCTATCCGATCGAGCCGAAGAACCCCACGCAGCTCATCTGCGAAGCCCTCCAGGAGCGGTTCGACGCGACCTACGAGCGCAAGGCGCTGTCGGGCCTGACGCCGCACGACTGGCACGCCCAGGCGGTGTTCACCGTCAAGGTCCTGGAGCGCACGCTGGGCGATGGGATCGGCTTTCACATTCTGCAGGCGCAGTACGGCACGGGTGAGCAGGGCGCGGCCAGCGCGCGCCTGGTTTCGGAATGGCTGAACCCGAGCGCGCTCGCAGACAGCCGCGAGCGGGAGCTGACGGACTTGCTGACCACGCATATCCTGCGCGGGCGGCCGCGCCTTCGCGACCTATGCGACCGATTTGATCTGCCGTACTCGGCCCTGCAGCGTCCCGCCAGCGCCTACCGGGTGTTGGTACATGGCGCCCGCCGTGCGGCGCTTCAGCGGCTGGACATTCGCATGCGAGACGCCGACATCGTGGTGGACCTGGAGGGGGATGTGGCGCCGACGCCGCTTGACAATGTGAATCAAGATGAGCAAAATTCGCCCAGACTCGTAGCAAGTGCGACCTGACGAAACGCCCCGGCCAAAAAAGCCGGGGCGTTTTGCTATCTGCCGAGCAAATCGCAGTTCTGGCTGGTGTACTTGTTCTCCGCGCGCGTCGCCCGCGTTGCGTCGTCGAGGAATTTGCCCTCGAATGTGTGGACATCGCGCAGCGCTGACGTAGACGCGTCCGCATAGATGCGGCCAAGCATGAAATCCGGTGAAGGGCCTTCCAGGCTGAGCATGACGCCTACAGGAACTATGGACTTGATCGCGGCTTGGTCGATGCGCTTCGCCTGCAGGTCGTCGATGAACTGACGCCCCTGCGCCAATCCATAGGTGAAGAGACGTTGCTGGTCGGGCGCTCGCTTCAAGTGCGCGGCGAGGGCGCTGCAGCTGAAGGCGGCCCATACGGCCCTGCCGCGTGCCGCGCGCCCGTTTGGGTCAGCCTCGGTGGCTTGCGCGTTGGCCCCGGAAATGAGTGCAACTGCGATGAGAATCGAGAACGCTCGCATGCAGGAAACCCTTTGAATTGAAAGAAGACGGCGACGGCCGCGCGGCGGCAACCGCGCGGCCGACAGCCGACCCACGGGATGAGCCGTGAGCGACCCGAGGCCGTCCCACCTGTACAGGCGGGGGCTAAGGTAACACAAAATTACTAGCTCACATGGAAACCGTTCGTTGTGTCAACTGCGGGCGCAAGCTCGCCGAAGCCGCCGGCTACGCCCGGCTCAGCATCAAATGTTCGCGGTGCAAGACCGTGAACGCGTTTTCGATGGCCGAGAGCGCCCAGAGCGCCGAGAGCCACAAACCAGCATGCCGCCGAGCATCCAGCCCAGAGGAACACAGGCATGGAGGCCAACGGCCATATCACCACGGCGCCGGCGCGTAAGCAGCCGGGCGCCAACGGTTTCAAGTACAAGCCGCGCTTCGGCGTGATCGTGTTGTGCGATGACGAAGGTCACCAGCAGCGCGTATTCGACGAGCTGCGCGCACAGGGCCACCGCCTGAAGGTGGTGGCCGTATGAAAGTGTCCATTCAACACCGCTGCCCGGAAGCGGAAAGCTACCGCGCGGCGCGCGTGAAATCCCTCTTCAACGTTGATTCGGGCGCCGCCTTCGACCTGGACGTGGACCTGGCGATCGACGACGAGGACTGGCGCATTGGCGTCGTGGTGGGGCCGTCCGGCTCAGGCAAGACCAGCATCGGCCGCGCGATTGCGCCGCTGTACGCGCCAGCCTGGCCGGCGGACACGCCGATCATCGACGCGATCGCGCCTACCGGCGCTTTCGACGAGGTCACTGCCGCGCTGTCGGCGGTCGGCCTGGGCAGCGTGCCCGCATGGCTGCGGCCCTACGGCGTCCTGTCCAATGGCGAGCAATTCCGCGCCAACCTGGCGCGCCTGGTCGTCGAGGCGCCGGCGCTGACGGTCGTCGACGAGTTCAGCTCGGTGGTCGATCGGCAGATTGCGCGCGTCGGCGCCGGTGCATTCGCCAAGGCGTGGCGGCGCACCGGCGGCCAGGCCGTGCTGTTGTCCTGCCACTATGACGTACTGGATTGGCTTCAGCCCGACTGGGTGTTCGACACCGCGACCGGCCAGTTTGATCGGGGGTCGGTTCGACGCCGGCCGCGCCTGGACCTGGCGATCGAGCAAACCGACTGGCGCTGGTGGCCCCATTTTGAGCCGCATCACTATCTGAAGCTGCCCAGGATGATCGCGGCCAACAACTACGTGGCCTGGATTGGCGGCGAGCCTGTCGCGCATCTGGCCGTCAGCACCAGGCCGGGCCTGGTCGAGGCTCGCGCGTGCCGCCTAGTGGTCATGCCGGAATGGCAGGGCGCCGGTGTAGGCATGCGGTTCCTGAACGTCGTCTGCGCGGCCTGGTTGGCGGGGCAGAACCGCTACGGGCTGCCGCTGCGGACGCTGTTCCACACCAGCCACCCCGGCCTGGCCGCGGCGCTGCGCCGCGATCGGCGGTGGACCCAGGTTTCCGGCTCGTTGTGCGGCGAAAACAAGGAGAGGGGCGCGGCGTCCATCAAGCGCAGCGCGGAGCGCAAGGGTCAGCAGACCGCCGGCAGCGGCTACGGCGGCCACTTCCGCGCCGTGCAGGGCTTCCGCTACCTGGGGGAGCCGGCATGCGCGTGATGATCGTGGGCCAAAAGTGGCTGGGCGCGGCGCTGCTCCGCCAGTGCATCGCGGAGGGCCACCAGGTGGTGGCCGCTGCAGCACCGCCCGCAGTGGGCGAGGAATACGACCGGCTCTACGCCGCCGCGCAGCAGTTGGGCATTCCCGTGCGCGCGGTACGCGGGCGGTTGGTGGCGGGCGACGTCCCGGCGGGCTGCGATGTTCTGCTGGCGGCGCACGCGCATTGCTTCATCGACCGGGCGGCGCGGGCGCGGGCGAAGCACGGCGCGCTGGGCTATCACCCGTCGCTGTTGCCGCGTCACCGCGGGCGCGACGCGATCCGGTGGGCCTTGCACATGCGCGAGCCCGTCACCGGCGGCACCTTGTACCGGATGGACGACGGCGCCGACACGGGGCCGATCATCGTGCAGGGATGGTGTCATGTCCGGCCGGCGGACACGCCGACGGCGCTGTGGCGCCGCGATCTTGCCCCGTTGGGTCTGCGGCTCTTTTCCGAGGCGCTGGCGCGGCTGGCGCGCGGTGAAGCGCTGCCCGGGCGGCCGCAGGATGAAGACCTGGCCACTTGGGAACCTGCATTCAGCGCGGCAAAGCTGGCCGAACTTCCAGGGTGATTCAGCATGAAGGGAAAGCGGGCACGATCGGACGGTCAGGCGCGGCCCGGACCGCCCACCGAGTGGCTGGCGCGCGCGGAGGCTGCCGGCGGCCTGTTGGCGCCGGCGCCTGAGCTGCTCGAATGGATCGAACGAGTGATATTCGCTGCGGACGGGCCGCTCCACAATCCCGACCATGCCCACCTGGTTGACGCCGACCTGGCGTTCCTCTGGGCGTCGTCCGGCTTTCAGAAGGCCGGGCGCGTGGTGCTGGGCCAGGCCGAGCAGGTGATGTTCCGCGCTGGCGGTTGGCAGAAGGCGCGCCAGGAGCAGCAGATGATCGAGTGGTTCGGCCGCGTGCCGGCATTCCTCATCACCCTGGCGGCGGACTACTGCATCACCTGCAGCGACGCGGACTTCTGCGCGTTGGTGGAGCATGAGCTCTACCACATCGGGCATGCGCCCGACGCCTACGGCGTGCCGGCGTTCGACAAGCTGGGGCGGCCGAAGCTGCGCATCGTCGGCCACGACGTCGAGGAGTTCGTGGGAGTGGTGGCCCGGTATGGGCCGTCGGCGGATGTTCGGCGGCTGGCCGCGGCTGCTGGCGCTGCGCCGGCCGTGCCTCGGCTGGACATCGCGAGGGCGTGCGGGTGCTGCCTGAAGGCGGCATAGCGATCAGGCAGGACCGACAACATGGCAAAGCTCACGGACGCGCACAAGACTTTCATAGTCCAGGCCCTGGCGTGCTGGGATCCTCCTACCGAAGTTTCGGAGGCGCTGCGCGACCAGTTCGGCATCGACGTGCCGCGCATGCAGGTGGCGCAGTACGACCCCACCAAGGTAGCGGGGAAGGACCTCGCCAAAAAATGGCGGGACCTGTTCGAAACCACGCGCAAGCGCTTCCGCGAGGAGGTGGCCGAGATCGCCATCGCTGACCAGGCGTATCGCCTGCGGCAGCTCGGCAAGATCTACGAGCGGCACATCAGCCGCGGAAACGTCATCGGCGCGGCTGGCGTTTTGGAGCAGGCCGCCAAGGAAGTGGGCGGCGCATTCACGAACAGGCGGGAGCATACGGGCGTCGGCGGCGGTCCGATCGAACAGAAAACGGTGGTGGTCGATGAAACACAAGTCGCCGCCGCCGTCGCCAAGCTTCAAAGCGACTACTGACCCTGCGGTACTGCGCGCCACGGCCAAGGCCATGTGCGAGCAGGATCACCTGTTCTTCAGCCGGTACTTTTTCAAGCACCGCCAGGCGATCAAGTTCCGGGTCAACTGGCACCATGAGCTGATTGCCGAGAAGGTGCAGGCCGTCATCGACGGCCGAATCAAGAACCTTGTCATCAACGTGCCCCCGGGCTCGTCGAAGACCGAGCTGGTCGCCATCAACCTGATGGCGCGCGGCCTGGCGCTGAACCCGCGCGCCCGGTTCCTGCACATCAGCTACTCCGACGATCTGGCGCTGCTGAACTCGCAGACGGCCAAGGAATTGGTCCAGTCGGACGAATTTCAGGAACTGTGGCCGCTGAAGGTCGCGGCGGACGCGAAGAGCAAGAAGCGCTGGAACATCGAGGTCGATGGCCGCAAGGCTGGCGGTGTCTACGCGGTATCGCTCGGCGGCCAGATCACCGGCTTTCGCGCCGGCCATATGGCGGAAGGGTGGCAGGGCGCCATCGTCATCGACGACCCGCTCAAGGTCGGCGACGCCTACAGCAAGCCGCGTCGCGCCAAAGCAAACCGCGACCTGATCGCCACGGTGAAAAGCCGTCGGGCCAACCCCGACACGCCGATCATCGTGATCATGCAGCGCCTGGCGCAGGAGGACGTGACCGGCTTTATCGAGGCCGGAAACCTCGGCCCGGACTGGGAACAGATCGTCATCCCGGCCCTGATCGACGACGCCTATGTGGCAGGCCTGCCGGCAGAGCTGCAGGCCAAGGTCGACAGCAGCGTCCGGGACGAGAAGGGGCGCTTCAGCTACTGGCCCTACAAGGAGCCGCTGGCGGATCTGCTGGCCATGGAGGCCGGCGCCGGCGCGGACCAGGAGGGCGCGCGCGTCAGCCGGTACGTATTCTCGGCGCAGTACCAGCAGCGCCCCGCGCCGCTGGGTGGCGACCTGATCAAGGGTGCCTGGTTCGGCCGGTACGAAGTGCCGTCCCGGATCCTCGCGCGCAAGGTGTTTGCCGACACCGCGCAGAAGACCGCCGAGCGCAACGACTACAGCGTTTTCGAATGCTGGGGACTGGGCGACGACGGCAAGATCTACCTGCTGGACCTACTGCGCGGGAAATGGCAGGCACCCGAGCTCAAGCGGCGCGCCGTGGACTTCTGGGCCAAGAATAAGCCGTTCAATCCGAAACTGTCGGCACCGCTGCGGCAGCTCCTCATCGAGGACAAGTCCAGCGGAACCGGCCTGATCCAAGATATTGGCGCAGACGGCAAGATCCCCGTAAAGGGGGTAGAGCGAGACAGGGACAAGCTCACCCGGCTCATGGACGTGCAGAGCTACATCGAGGCCGGTCTGGTGTGCATCCCCAAGGACGCGCCGTTCGTGGCCGATTTCGTGGCCGAGTGCGAGGCCTTCACGGCGGACGACACGCACGCCCACGACGACCAGGTCGACCCGATGGTCGATGCAATCAACGACATGCTCGCCACCGCGGGCAGCAACCTAGGGCGCTTCCAGGCGCTGGCAAGCACATGATGAACCAAGACGGCTACCTGAGCGCGGTGCTGGGCCAGGCCCTGCTCGGAACTTCGATCGCCGGCCTCGGCGGGCTGGATGACCTGGCTATGTACGCCGAAGGCGGCCTGCCGGCCCGCGTGGTGGACATGATCCCGGACACTGCCGTCTCGCGCGGCGTGGCGATCGAGGGCGATGACCGCGTTGGCGGCGAGTTGGACCGGCTGAAGGTGCTGCCCGCGCTTGCCGATGCCTGGCGATGGGCGCGTCTGACCGGCGGTGGCGCCATCGTGGTCATCGCCAGGGATGGGGGCGCGCTGAGGGACCCGCTCAACCTTGAGTCCCTGGATCAGCTGCTCGAACTGAAGGTTTTCACGTTGGACGACGTGTCGGCCACCGAAAAGCGATATGCGGATCCGAACGAGGCCAACTACGGCATGCCCGAGTTGTACCGGGTACGCACGCAGGCCGCGGGCGTGCCCTCTGCGGAGTTCTTCGTTCACGAAAGTCGGCTGATCGAGATTCCAGGGGACCCGGTGCCGGCAAAGCTCAATCGCAAGGGCATCCCGTGGGCAGGGCGGCCGGCGGTGAGCAGGGCGTTCCACGCCATCCGTCGCTATGGCGATGGCCTGCACTGGGCGCTGCGCTTGCTGGAAAAGAAGCAGCAGGCTGTCCACAAGATGAAGGGCTTGGCCGATGCCATCGTGGCCGAAATGGAGGCCGCCATCCGAAAGCGGGTGGAAATGGTCGACGCCGCGCGCAACGCTTTGAACGGCGTAGCCGTCGATGCGGAAGACGACTACCAGGTGCTCAGCTCCGACATGGGCGGCATCAAGGACACCCTGGCGGAGTTCCAAATCGCTGTGTCGGCTGAGGCCGGCTATCCCGCGAGTGTCCTGTTCGGGCGGTCAGCCGCCGGCCTGAACGCCACCGGCGACGGTGACCTTGAGGGGTTCTACAACACGGTGGCCATGGGGCGCGGCGTGAAGCTGAACCCAGCGCTGGAGCGCATGGTGTCGTTGATCCGGGCGCAACGGTCACTGGATGGCTACGGTGCCGCGCGGGGCGAGGCCTGGTCTATTGTCTGGCCGCCGCTCAAGCCGGCCACGGCGAAAGAGGAAGCCGAAGTCCGCAAGGCTAACGCCGAGGCGTCGGCCCGCGAAATGGATGCCCTGAGCGCGGCCGTGGACAACGGCCTCAGCCAGGACCAGGCGGTCCGATTCATGAAACAGGAAGGGCTCTATGGCCTCACCCCCGACGCCGGCGGCGAGTCGGCGAAGTCGTACGCCGCGTCCACCTAAGCAATGGCGCTATCCGCTGGGCGCTGAGCAGGACTATGCCCGGGCGCTGCGGGCCACGGCGGATGCGGCCATTGCGGCGGTCGTCGCGCATGTCTTGCCGGCGTTGCCGCAGGTACTGCGCCAGGATGATCTGCGCAACACCCCGGCCGGCGATGACGGCTGGTTCGAGTCGCTGCGCCGGGCCTTCATGGAGGCGCTGGGCGCCGCGGTGGTGTCCGACAGCAACGCCGAGGGCCTGGCCGCGCTCGTTGCGCGGCGTGTCGAGAAGTACAACCAGGAGCAGTACCACCGCATGCTCCGGCGAGCTTATGGCGTCGACGTGTTCAAGGCAGAGCCCGGGCTGGCTCGCGTGCTGCGCCCGTGGGAGGCCGAGAACGTAGGCCTGATCAAGTCGATCCCGGAGCAGTACCTGAGCAACCTTCACGGGCGCGTGGTTGCCGCGGTGCGCCAGGGCACTTCGTTGCGCGAAATGACTGGGGTGGTCAGGGACACCTACGACCTGCCGCGCAAGCGCGCGGAACTGATCGCCCGCGACCAGATTGGCAAGCTGAACGGCGACCTGACCGAATACCGGCAGACCAACATCGGCGTCAAGAAGTACCGATGGCGGGGCGTGTTGGATGACCGGGAGCGCGACGAGCATGTGACGCGTGAGGGTCAAGAGTTCGAATGGGACAAGCCGCCCGCCGACGGTCATCCAGGCAAGCCCATCCGCTGCCGATGCTGGGCCGAGGCTGTCCTGCCGGAGCTCGACGATCTGGACGCGCTGATCGTTCATTGAGGAAAAACCATGGCAATGCGATATGACCGGGCGCCACTGAAGGCGACCCGGACCGACGAGGGGTATCTCGTCGATACGCCGGTGCTGACCCGCACAGGCGTCTTCGTGTACAGCGACGGTGCTGGGCGCACCCGGCGCGAGTACCGGCCGCCGGAAGAAGTGTTCAACGCTGATTCCATGGCAAGCCTGCGCGGCAAGCCGATCACGGACGGGCACCCCGGCAAGGTCACGGCCAAGAATGTGCGCCAGCACATGATCGGCACGGCGCTGTCTGGAGGACGCCAGGACGGCCCCGAGAACATGCTCGGGGATATCCACATCTTCGACACAGCGCCGGTCGACGCCGGCAACAAGGAATTGTCGCTGGGCTACGAGCTGGAACTTGACGAGACGCCGGGCGTCACGCCGGGCGGCGAGCCCTACGACGCTATCCAGCGAAACATCCGATACAACCACCTCGCGGTGGTGAAACGCGGCCGCGCGGGTAACGCGCGGCTGAACCTTGACGCGGCAGACGCCGTAACGAAAACCGAAGAGGAACATGACATGACCATGGTCAAAATCCGCCTCGATTCCGGCCTGTCGTATGACGCGGCGCCGGAAGTGGCGAACGAGCTGGAGCGCCTGCGCGCTGAGGCAAAGACCGCGGCGGGCCGGGCTGACGCCGAAGCGGCGCGCGCGGACAGCGAGAAGGACCGCGCCGACAAGGCCGAGGCAGGCGTCGCCAAGGCGCGGGCGGACGCTCACGGCGCCGCCCTGGCCCGCGTGAAGCTGGAAGCGGTGGCGGCGCAGCACAAGGTGGAATTCAAGGCCGACACCGCCGACCGCGCCCTGCGCGAGGGCGTGATCAAGGCCATCCGCGGCGACTCGTTCGACCTGGCGGGCAAGTCGGACGGCTACGTGGAAGCCGCGTTCGACCTCGCCGTCGGCGAGGACAAGTCCCGCGCGGACGCCGTCGCCGACCAGCGCCGGCAGATGGGCGGGCAGCAGCAGCCCAATGCGCAACACCGCGCCGACGGCGCCGAGCCGCCGGCGACGGCCCGCTCGGCCCGCGAGGCCTACCTCTCGAACCTGACCAAAGGAGGCGAATGATGCCCCCCGTTTACGATGACCGCATGGATGTTGCCTACGCCGGCATGAAGGCGGACCTGGGTTACGACGACGTCGAAACCTGCGCCGCGGCCGGCAGCATCGCGCCGGGCGTGATTGTGGGTGACACCACGAACGACCGTATCGTCGCCGGTCCCGGCTCGCGCATCCGCGGGCTGGCGTTGCACACGCATACCATCCCCCGCGATGGCGGCTACCGCGAGTTCGACGCCGTCAGCGTGCTGCGCGTGCGCCGTGGCTGGGCGAAGGTCGCCAACGGCGGGACCGTCACCAAGGACGGCCCGGTGAAGTGTGGCGCCGACGGCGCGGTTTCGGACGGCGGCGCCACGCCGGTGCCGAATGCGGTTTTCCGCTCTTCGGCGGTGGACACCGCCGGCGGCAAGATCGCCTTGATCGAGTTGCACGCGCCGTTCGCAACGGCCCCCGTGGCGCCCTGATCCCCCGCGCTTTCAAGAACAACCCTAGGCCCCTTTTGGGGCCTTTTTCATTGGGAAAACCATGAGCAAACACGAGCATTACGACGAGGCCGACCTGCCGGCCGTGAAAACCATCGTCGTGGCGCTGGCCGGCATGCGCGAGGACGAAGGCGTCTACACCGCGCGCCAGCTGGACTACGTCAAGACGCGCACCTATGACAAGAAGCTGCCGCCTATGGTCGGGCTGCAGCTGGTTCCGATCTCCACCGAGGTGCCCGAGTGGGCCGAGACCTTCACGTACTTCATGTACGACGAGGTCGGTATGGCCAAGATCGTCGCGAACTACGCCGATGACCTGCCGCGCGCGGACGTCAAGGGCCAGGAAAAGATCGCGCAGATCAAGAACATCGGCGATTCGTACGGCTACAGCGTGATGGAACTGCGCGCTGCCGCGGCCAACCGCACCGACCTGCCGACGCGCAAGTCGATGGCAGCGCGCAAGGCGGTCGAAATCAAGCTGAACCAGATGGCGCTGATCGGCGACACGAAGTTCGGCCTGTACGGCCTGGTGAACCATCCGAACGTGCCGTTGGTGGTTGGCCTGCACGGCGATTGGTTGAATCCGACCACGACGGCGGACCAGATCCTGGCCGACCTGGACATGATCTACGACGCGGTCCCCAATCAGTCCAAGGATGTGCACAAGCCCACCCGCATCGTCATGCCCACGGATCAGCGCAGTGTGATTTTCTCGCGGCGAGTGCCCGACACGAACGGCAAGACGGTAGGCCAGTTCTTCCAGGACAAGCACCCCGGCCTGCAGATCATGGCCGCGTCCGAGTTCAAGGGCGCGGGCGCCGGTGGCAAGGACCTGATCCTGGCCTACGAGTACAGCGAGGAAAACCTCGCCATGGAACTGCCCATGCCGTTCAACCAGTTGGCGGCGCAGGCGCGTGGCCTCGAACTGGTGGTGCCCTGCCTGGCGCGCGCCGGCGGGGTGGTCGTTTACTACCCGCTGTCGATGGCGAAAGGGGAAATCTGATGAAGTACTGCGTCAATACCACGAAGGCCGTCATCAACATCGGCGGGCACACTGTGATCGCTCCGACGACGGGCGCCTGGGTCGACCCGGAGATCCGCGGGGTGCAGGATCTGATCGACCGCGGACTGCTGGTCCAGAGCCAAGCGCCGGAAGGGGACAAGGCGCCGAAGAAGGGCGCCGAGGCCGCCCAGGCGGCGCATGCCGGAGACAAGGAGCCGTCCACGGTCAAGGAGCTGAAAGCCTGGCTGGATGAGCAGGGCGCCCAGTACTCGCCGTCGGCGTCGAAGCCGGAGCTGCAGGGCCTGTACGAAGCCCTGAAGGCCACCGCCGCGGGCCAAGGCGGCGAGGACACGCCGGGCGCCGGCGGCTCGCAGGAGTCGTAAGCATGGCCGCCACCGTCGACGATCTGGATTTCCTGGCGCCGGCGGTGGCCGGCATGCCGCGCGAGGACAAGGAGCGCGCTCTCGCATTCGCCGCCGGTTACCGCCCGGCTTGCCTGCCCGAGAAGAAGCAGGACGAGGCCCAGCTATGGTACGCGGCGTGGCTGCTGTATGGCATCAAGATGCAGCGGTCGGCGGAGGCCGACGGCGTGTTGGCCAGGCCGGGAGTGGTGAGCGAGAAAGAGGGCGACCTGCAGCGTACCTACGGGCGCGTGGACGGCGCCGACGATCCGGCCGGCTTCCTTGGTCACTACCAGAAGCTGGCGCGAGTGTGCGCCGTCGGCGCGGCAACCGTCAGGAGCCATCCCCGTGTCTGTGAAAGCGATCGATAGAGGCCTGGCGTTGCACGCCCGCCTGGCCAGGTCGCTGCAAGGTCGCGGCGTGAAGTTCGGCATACAGGCCGATGCCGGCAAGGACCCCGCCACGCAGGCGGATCTGCTGGACATTGCGATCTGGAACGAATTCGGAACCGAGACGATCGAGGCGCGGCCGGCGATGCGTGACTTTGCGGAGAAGAACGGGGAGGTGCTGGGGCAGGCCATGGATCGAATGGCGACCGCCGTCGAGGATGGCCGGTTGACCACCGACCAGGCCCTGGACCAGCTCGGCACGTTTGCCGAGAAGCACCAGAAGGCCCATATCCGCAACTCCAAGAAATGGGCCAAGCCCAATGCGGAGTCGACCATCGCCAAGAAGGGCAGCGACGTGCCCTTGATTGATGACGGCCTCCTGGTCAACGCCGTCAGATACCAGAAGGTGTAGCGCCATGAGCTTCAGAAAACCCCATGTCGTACGGACCCGCCTCCCGGGGCGGCGAGAACGCGGCCATTGGATCGAGGGCGAGCCGGGGCCGGAGAAACAGATCTCCGCGTCGGTGCAGCCAGCCAAGGCAGCCGACTACGAGCAGCTGCAGGCGAACCCTGAAGGGCGGCGCGTGCGCGCGGCCGTTCGCATCTACACCACGGCGCAGTTGGCAGTGGCCGGTCAGGACTGGACCGGCGGCGACCGGCTGGTATGGGACGCCGCGCCAATGGCGGGCGAATACCTGCTGGTGGGCGTGGCGCCCTGGCAATCCGGCGTCATCCCGCATTTCCGCTACCTGGCCGTGCTGCTGGCCGACAACGAATTGATGCAAGCCCAGGATTCCCCGGCTACCTGGAACGGGGGCGGACGGGGCTAAACGTCCGCAGGGTCTTTCCCGGGTCCGGCCGGGCATTCCAGGCCACCGGAGAGGGCAGCGCCGAGTCGGCCACGCTGTAGCGTTGGCTGATAGTCCCATCGGCGCAGAATTCTATGGAACGAGACATGGCACCAGAGGACGCGATTTTCGAGCTGATAGAGGCGGCCGCCGCCGGCGTGCCCGTGATATTTGCCAACGAGAACGGCAACCGCCCGCGCCAGCCATATATCGCCATGGCGGTGCGCTGGTCGCAAGCCGGCCCCGCCGAGCGGGGCAGCGTCGGTGACGACGGCTTGATGGCCGTTTCACACCACACGGACGCCATCGTCGAATTGCAGGGCTACGGCGTCGGAGCCTTCGAGGGCCTGGCCGGCATGCAGCTGCGGCTGCAGCACCCCCTCTTTGAAGACCGGGCCGAAGCGCTGGGCCTGGCTGTGTTCGATCTGGGCCGCCTGGAAAACGTCCCCGTGTTGCGGGATGGCGCCCGCTACGAGCAGCGCGCGGTGCTCGAGCTTGGCGTCCGGTACGCCACATCCTTTGCGGGCGGCACCAGCTTCATTGCCACGGTGGCTGGGGCTGGTGTCACCTCCGGTGGGCTGACGCCGCCGGTCGAGACGACCTTTTCCGTCACCGATGGCGACGCGCCGTAGCGTCGCCATCGCCCGTTCTTTCCCTACATGGCCTCCGCCCGGAGGCCGCTTTCATTGGAGCCACATATGGCAAACCTCGATCGGATCGTCAATGTGGCGATCTCCCTGAACACCACAGCCATCAAAGAGCAGAATTTCTCCGACATCCTGGTGCTGGGCGCGCACGTTCTTTCGGTGAACCGGATCCTGGTGGTTACGGAGGCCTCCGAGCTGCTGGACCTGGGCATCAGCCAGACCGACCCGCTGTACATTGCGGTGCGCGACGCCTTCAAGCAGATTCCGACGGTGACGCGCGTCTTCGTTGGCCGTCGCCAGGTCGACACGGCCCGTGTCACTGTTACGCGCGCCGGCGTCGCGGACTACGAGGTCACGCTGCGCTGGCGGGCCCAGGACGGCGCGGTGCAATCGGCCTCGCCCAAGTTCACGGGCCTGGCGGCAAGCACGCCTGACGACATCGCCGCGGGGCTGGTAGCCGCGATCACCGCGAGCGGCGCTCCCGTGTCCGCCACGTCGGTCGGCGCCGAGGTTTCCATCACCGCCAGCACCGCCGGCACCGCCGTGGCCGTCTCGGTCAAGGGAAACCTGTCGGTGGGCATCCCCACCAGCACGGAAACGCCCACTGCGGCGCTCTCGGCCTGCCTGAAAGAGAGCGGCGACTGGTATGGCGTCGCGCTGGCCAGCCGCGTCGAAGCGGATGTTCTGGACGCGGCCGAGTGGGTCGAATCCAACGGGCGCCTGTTCGGTGTTTCGAGCGACCAAGCCGGGATCATCGACGCGGCGGTCACGGACGACCTGGCTTCGAAGTGCCAGCGGAAGCAGTATTTCCGGACCCACGTTTGGTTCCATGGCCAGGCCAACAGCGAGGCGCTGGAGGCAGCAGTTACCGCCAATCGCTTCACGTTCTACCCCGGCGGCGAGACCTGGGCCAATACGCGATTGGCCGGGATCAGCTATGACAGTCTCAGCGAGGGGCAGGCCCTGGCCGCCCACGCCAAGAACGCCAACACCTTCGAGCAGATGCGCAACTTCGCCGTGACGCAGAACGGCAAGGTGGCGGCGGGCGAATGGATCGACGTGATCCGCGGGCGCGACTGGCTGGCCGAGCAGATCAAGATCGAGGTCGCCACGCAACTGATCAACGCCAACGGCAAGGTGCCCTTCACTGACGACGGTATCCAGATCCTGGTGACCGGCGTGCGCAAGGCGCTGATGCTCGGCCAGTCACGCGGCCTGGTGGCACCCGACGAAATTGACGCCAGCGGAAAGATGATTCCGGGCTTCGTCATCACGGCGCCGCTGTCGATGAACATTTCCACCAACGAAAAGGCCAACCGGATCCTGCGGGACCTCAAGTTCAGCGCCCGGCTGGCCGGTGCCATTCACGTTGCCGACATCAAGGGCAACCTGACCTACCAGCAACTCTAAGCGGAGAAATCCAGCATGGCTGTGAAAACCTATGCACCCAACCGGGTGAAGATCGTGATGGGCGCGATCGCCTTGAGCGGCCTTGCCGAAGACACGTTCGTGACCGTGTCCGAGATCGGCGAGGGAATCTCCTCCGTCGCCGGCGTCGACGGCGAGGTCGCGCGTTCGATGTCGCGCGATTCGCGCCTGCGTATCACGGTGACGCTGTTGCAGACCAGCACCAGCAACGCCCTGTTGTCGGCACTGCACCAGGCCGACAAGACGACCGACGGCGATGGCGCGGTGCCGGTCGCCGTTACCGACCTGCGTGGGAAGTCGCTGCACGCGTCCGACTCTGCGTGGATCGTGAAGACGCCCGACGCGGGGTATGCCGCGAAGGTGGGAACCCGCGAGTGGGTCATCGAAACCGGGCCGTCCATCAACATCGTCGGAGGAAATAGCTGATGAGCCGCACGAAACCTATTCAGATCGGGACCACCACGTTCCACGTCACGAAGTTCGACGCGATCACCCAGCTCAAGCTGCTGGGCGACCTGCAAAAGGAGGTCGTCCCGTCCGCCGGCGCGCTGTTCGGCGCCGTGGTCAGCGAGCCGGGCGAGGCGCGCGACGAGCAGGCAATCATGGACGCTTTGCGCCAGTTGTCCGGCCGCCTTGGCGGCGATGACCTGAAAAAGTGGTTCGGCGTGCTGGTGACCTCGGAAAACGTGAGCTTTGAGCTCGACGGCCGGGAGCCGCAGCCCCTGACCGACGCCCACCGCGGGCTGGCGTTCCAGGATTTCGCCGAAATTCTGGAGCTGATGTACCACGTCCTGATGCACAACTTCTCCGGCCCTTTGGTGCGCTGGGCCGGCCGCTTTGGTCCGGCCCGCGAGAGGCTGGCGAATCTGTCGGGGTCTTTGATCCCGCCTTCGAACGAGAACTGATCGTCTGGCGGCCAATCCTGGCCGGTCATGTCAGCCTTGAAGCCGTGCGCCTGGGGCACGTTGACCTCCTGGACATCATGAAGCTGAACGCGCTCATGGACGCCCAGGAGGCGGCCCAGGAGCAGGCGAATAGGAAGAACAACACATGACTACTGTTCGTGAACTGGTCACCCTGCTGCGGTACCAGGTGGACGAGGCGGGCCTGAAGAAGTACGAGGACGCCTACCAGGATGCTCAGGAGGCCATGCGCAAGGCCAGCGCCAAGACGGTGCAGTCGATGCGCCAGGCCCTGACGGGGGCGGTGTTCAAGCCCGGCGCATGGAGCGTGGGCGCGGGGCGGGCGACGGGCGGCGTACCCGCGCCCACGCTTTCCCGGCCGGCGCAGCCTGGCTTGCCTTTGCCCGTGCGCGTCCCGGCCACCGGCGCGGCCGGCCTGGGCGTAGCCGCCGCCTTTCCGGTGAACGTCGCTGAGACGCGCGCTCGGATCGGCCAGGTCCAGGCCGCGTACGGCACGTTGTTGGCCAGGGCGCGGGCCGGTCTTCACGTTGTGCGGGAAGTGGGGATTGGCACATGGGAAGGCATTCGCCTGGGAATTCAAGACGCGCGGCAGGCTCAGGAGCGCATGACCCGCTCGCAGTGGCAGGGAACCCGCGCGGTGAAGGAACAGGCCGGCGCATTCGCCGGGCTGCGCGGAATTATCGGCGCGGTCCTCGGCGTCTCGATCGTCAAGAGGATTTTTGGTGATATCGACGCCTGGGGCCAGATGGAAGCCCGCATGAAGCAGGCGACCAGCTCGGCCCAGGAGTATGCCGAGGTGGATCAGGAGCTGGCGAGAGTGTCGCGCCTGACCTACAAGTCCTATTCGTCGAGCGCGGAGCTATTCGTGCGCACGCGGCGCACTATGGCGGACCTGGGCAAGACCACCCAGGACACGATCGACGTGACCGAGGGCCTCTCCCTCGGCATGGCTCTTTCCAGTACGAAGGCCCAGGACCAGGAGTCGGTGATCTCGTCGGTGACGAAGGCCATCATGCAGAACAAACTGGGGATGCAGGAATACAGCACGCTCATGCGCGCGGCTCCCCGCCTGCAGGTTGCGCTGGCCGACGGCCTGGGCATTACCACCGACAAGCTGCTGGAGCAGGTCAAGGCCGGCAAGCTGACCACCGACACCTTTCTGCCCGCGCTGCAATCGCAGCTGGCAAAAATGCGCGTCGAAGCGCAGGACATGCCGGTCACGATCGCTGACGCGATGACCGTCTGGAACGACGCGTTCCAGCGGTTTTTCGGGAAGACGCTAACCTTCGGTCGTACCGCGGTGCTGGGCGTTACCCAGTCGATCGAGTTCCTGGCGGACAACATCGCCACCGTGATCAAGCTGCTGGCGATCAGCGGCGGCGCGTGGGGGCTGGTGAAGCTGCGCGGCTGGCTTCGCCTGGCGTCTTTCCAGTCTGGGGGGCTTGTCCGGTCATTGGTGGCCGCGACGCGCGCGGCGATCGGCCTGGATTCGGCCATGGCGCTGCGCCGCGGGCCGGCCGGCGCGGCGCGCATGCTGGCTTACTGGAATCGCACCCTGGCGCCCATGCTGCGCATGGCGGCGGTCCTCGCCACGATCTACCTGCTGGTGGACGATATCGGCGTGTGGTTCCGCGGGGGAGACTCCGTCTTTGGCGACCTCATCGGGCCGGTGGAGGACTGGAGGGACGAAATCGAGGCGGTGAAGGCCGTGTTGGTGCAGGTCAAGGACTTCCTGGGCGGCGCGGGCCAGGCGTTGGGGCCCTGGGCCAAGAAGTGGGGCACGATTGCCGTTATGGCCTATGGCCTGTGGCGGATCCTGAGCCCAGTCCGCAGCCTGATCATGTTCCTGGCCACCAAGGCCGTGCCCTTGCTGTGGAAGGCGTTCGCGATGACGCCGATCGGACGTGTCGTCGCGGTGATTACCGCGGCGCTGTGGCTTATCTGGTCGAACTGGGACCGCATCGTGAAGTTCTTCGTCGATTCCTGGGACAGCATCCGCAACGCGGCCAAGGGCACTTTCATGGAGCCCGTCATTGAGTACATCGAGGCCATCTGGGCGTTCTGGGAGTCCATTTTCAAGGGGGTGGTTGCTGCCTTTACGGGGGATTGGGACGGCGCGATCAAGCACTGGCAAAACGCCTTTTCGGGGCTATGGAAATACTTCGATGAGATCGGCGATCGCATGGTTGCCAAGATCAAGGATATCGGCAACGCCATCACCGAGTGGATTTCCAAGAAGTGGGATGAGGCTACGGAGAAAATCGAAAGCTTCTTGCCGGAGTGGATGCGCGACAAGTCGATGGCGGAATCGGGCAAGCAGAGCAATGCCTGGCTTCGAGAAAACGTGCCGTGGCTGTCACCCTTCATGGGTGATGCCTACTTGAAGCCTGATCCCGCGGCAACGGTGCGCGCCGGTGTTGGGGGGCGAGGGCCGGTGACTGTCCAGAACCACGCCGAGGTGACCATCAACGCACCTGGATCTGATCCCAATGCGATCGCAGGCGCCACCCGGCGTGGCATGGAGGCGACCCAGCAGCGCAGCGCTGACGCCATGGCCAGGTTCTTTCAGTTTCCGACCGGCGTCGAAGCGCCTCGATAGGGGGATTCATGAGCTTTGTCTCTTTGGTGTTCGGTTGGAACGGCGGCAGCAGCATCGGCGTCGTTCCGCTGGATGCCCTGTTGAGCGAGTCGACTTCGCTGGAAAGCCAGGCGACAAGTTACCCGGTGGAAGATGGGCCGCCCGTCACCGACCACGTGGTGCAGGAGTCCGAGCGGCTGCAGCTGGACGGCTGGGTGACTGCCGCCGAGGTTTCGCTGCTCGGCGGGCGCCTCGCCGGCCGGGCCGGCGGGGGCGGCGCCGGAGCCGGGCGTTCGAAGCTCATCAGCGCCAAGGCGGCGCTGCGGCAGATCCATGCAGACCGCCTGCCCATCACGGTGACCACGGGCCTGGACGTGTACACCGATTTCGTCATGGAGCGGTGCGAAATCGGCCGCGCCGCCGATGGCGGAGAACGCTTTTCCATCACCGCCGAGTTTAAGAAGATCCGGAAGGTCACCCTGCGGCAGGCGGATATCCCGCCGGCCAAGACGAGCGGCTCGGCGACGGGCAAGGCAGGGGCGACCAAGACCAACGCCGGCAAGGCGGCGCCGCGCGAGGTCTCGGACCTGAAGAGCGTCACCAGCGGCGCGGGCAAGAAGGCGAGCGGCATTCTCGGGGGCGGTCAATGATTCAGATTCCGGTGCTGGACGCAAACGACAGCTTGACCGAGGTCGAGCTGGACGGCGTTACGTACTTCCTGGGCCTGGGCTGGAACAGCGAGTTCGAGGCCTGGGCCATGTCGATCGAGAACGCCTACAACGAAGTTGTGGTTGCGGGAATCGCCCTGGTGCCTGACACGCCGCTGCTGGCGCAATATCGCCACCTCCAGGTGCCGGCCGGGGAGCTGATCGCGCTCGCGCCGGACAGACGCAATACGATCAGCCGCACGGCTTTGCCCAGTGGCGAGGTGGGCCTGATGTATGTGAGTGTCGAAGAGGTGCCCAATGCCGCGCTTTGACCGGGTTTACAGGCTGCTGGTGGGAAAGCCGAACCAGAAGGGCGTGGAGATCGTGCAGCCGATTCGCATCACCTTCGACGTGCGCAAGGACACTGAAGAGGAGCCGAACGACCACACGATCCGCGTCTACAACCTGGCCGCAGCTACCCGCCGCGCCCTGGAGGAACCGGGCCTGCGCTGTGTTCTGTACGCGGGCTATGCGGACGAGGGCGGGCCGTTGCTGATGGCGTCAGGGAGCGTGGTGTTCGCCTACACCAAGTTCGAGCAGCCGGATGTGGTGACCGAGTTGATCGTCAAGGACGGCTACACCGAAGTGCGAGATACAGCCATCTCGATTGGCCTGGGGCCGGGCGCGCAGGCCCGCGCCATCATCCGGGATATCGCCCGCCAGATGGGCCTTCCGCTCGTCATGGCTGACGACGTGCCGGACCGCCGCTGGCAACAGGGCTTTTCGTTCTATGGCGCGGCTCGAACGGCGTTGCACAAGGTCACGCAGGGCACCGGCCTTGAATGGTCGATCCAGAACCAGCAGCTGCAGGTTGTACAGCGCCGTGGGACGACGCGCCGTCAGGCCGTCGTGCTGGCCGCCGACACGGGCCTACTCGGCTTCCCCGAGCGCACCAGGGAGGCGGCGCGCGAAAAGGCGAAGGTGAAGGACCAGACCACGGGCGACAACGTCAATCTGGTCAGCGCCCAGCAGCAGCGCGACGGCTGGCGCGTGCAGTCGCTGCTATTGCCAACCCTGAACCCCGGTGATCTGGTGAAGCTGGAGAGCAAGAGCGTTGAGGCATTCCTGCGGGTGGAAGGGCTGCAGCATTCGGGCGACAGCGCGGGCGGCAACTGGCAGACCGAGCTGCAGCTGGTGGACAGGAACGTGCCGCCAAAAACCAAGGCGAAGAAATGAACAACCCAATTTCCGCGTTGCGCACGCTCATCTCGTCGGAGCTGGCGGACGTTTATACGACGCTGCCGGGCGAAGTCGTGTCCTACGACGGCGAGACCGTCACGGCGCGGCCGGCGCTGGCCAAGCGCCTGGCCAACGGCGAAGTGCTGCAGGCGCCGTTGATCGTACGGGTGCCCGTCCGGTGGTTCTCGGGCGATGTGAATGGCGCACAGGCGCTGATCTCTGTGCCGCTGAAGCCTGGCGATCCAGTCACGCTGTCGTTTTCGGCGCGCTCGCTAGAGAACTGGCTGGCCGGCGACAACGGGCCGCCGGATGACCCGCGACAGTTCGACCTCTCGGACGCCTTTGCATCTCCGGTTGTGCGGCCTGGCGCCGGCAAAGCGGACACCGAGAACGTCAGTATTCAGTACGGGCCGGGGTCGATGAAGATCGCCCCGGATGGAGCCCTGACCATCAAGGTGCCTCGCAAGCACGTGATCGCCGATGAGACGGTTTTCGACAGTAATGTGACCGTCAACGGGCTGCTCACCTACACCCAGGGCATGAACGGCTCTGGTGGGAGCGGCGACGGCACGATCAACATCGACGGTAACGTCAACTTCCGCAACGGCGTCCTCACGCACAACGGCAAGAACGTGGGGGACACGCATAGGCATCCCAATGGCATGGGCGGCACGACGGAGGAACCCATCTGATGAGCGTAGACCTCCAGCTGTCTCCCGATCATGACCTGGCCATGGACCTGCTTGGCCGGACCGCCCTTGTCGACGGCGCGGAAAGAGTGGCGCAACAGATCAAAGTCACCCTGCTGGCGTTCCTGGGGGAGTGGTTCCTGGATACGTCGTTCGGCGTGCCGTATTTCGATCAGGTCCTGGTGAAGAACCCTGACCGCGCGGCCATCGAGGCCGTGTTCCGCGCGCGGATCTTGGACGTGCCGGGCGTGTCACGCGTTCGCCGGCTGGCTCTGGCCGTCGACCGGGCGCGGCGCGTGTTGAGCGTCGAGTTTGAGGCTGAATCAGCCTACGGGCTGGCCAGGGGAACCGCCGACTTCTCGGCGCCCTAAATTTCTGAATCTTGAGGTGTTTCTATGGCTTACGGCGTCACGCCGGACGGCTTCGTCCGCATGCGCCTGCCGGAAGTCCGGCAGGAGATTGTTGAGGACCTGCGCGCGCGGCTGCTGGCCGCCGGTTACAGCCAGAGCGTGGAGACGCGGCCCGATAGTGTCACGGGCCTGCTGATCGACACCTTTGCCGAGCGCGAGGCGGCTCTTTGGGAGCAAATGGAGGGGGTGTACCTGTCCATGTATCCCGGCTCGGCCACCGGCGCTTCGCTGGACCGGTCGGTGTCCTTCACCGGGGTGCGGCGCCTGGCAGACGAGCGGTCCCGCGCATATGTGGTGCTGTACGGCGCGGCGGGGACGATGGTGCGTGCCGGTGCCCGTGTGCGGCATCGCGTGAGCCAAAACCTATGGGAACTCGCCGCCGACACCGCCATCTTGGCGGGGGCTGCGGCTGATATCACGTTGCAGCCGGCGCCGGCGCCCAACACCGTCTACACGGTGACCGTGGATGGCCAGCCCTATTCGTACACGTCGATGGCCACCACCAACCTTCCGGCAATTCTGGGCGGCTTGGTCGCAGCTTTGGAGCCGAGTGGCCTGGCAGTGTCCAGCGACGGGGCCACTGTTCGTGCGGCTACCGACGGGCGCGTCGCGCGCGCGTTCACCTGGTCGAGTCAACTCGCGCTCGTCCGCCTCGGCTCGCCGGCGTTGGTGCTGTCAGATGGCGCGTCAGTGGAGGGCGCCGCCCCTGGTGACCTGAACGGTATCGTGACGGCGGTGGAAGGCTGGGACGCCGTCGATAACCTCCAAGCCGGCGTCGCCGGCAGGCTGGCAGAGAACGACGCCGCACTTCGGGCGCGGTATCCCACCGGGTTGTTCCGCCTCGGGGCAGCCACGCTGCCGAGCCTGGCGCCCAACATCCGAGACAAGGTGGCGGGCGTGCGCGCGCTGCGCGTTTTCTCGAACGATGGCGATACGGTGGACGCCGCCGGCCGGCCGCCGCATTCTGTGCACGCCGTGGTAGACGGCGGCCTTGACGACGAGGTCGCGGCCGCCATTTTTCAGTGCAAGGGTGGCGGCATCGATACTCACGGCACGGTGCTTGTGATCGTGACCGATGGTGAGGGAGCCAAGCACCCGATCAGGTTCGACCGCCCCGCAAGGGTCTATGTGTGGGTTTCGTGCGCTGTGACGCTGCTGCCGCCATCGGAACAGGCTTTTCCGCCTGACGGGTTCGAAACGATCGCGGCGAACCTCGCGGCGGCCGGAGAGGGTTTCTCCATCGGCGACGATGTGATCCGGCAGCGCCTGTTCGGCGCGATATACCGGACGCCCGGCATCTCTTCGGTCGACCTGCGGCTGGCCTTCTCGACCGACCCGGCTTTCGTTCCGGCCCCGGATGACTACGTGGACGCCAACATTGAAATCCTGGATTCGCAGGTGGCGGCCTTCGATCTATCTCGTATCAAGGTGACCTGATGGACCTACAGCAGGATCATGCCGGCATTGCCTGGTCGCATTGGCTCGGCCAGTTTCAAGGGAAGCGGCGCATCGAAGCGCTGGTCAAGGCCCTCCTGAAGCCCGCCAACGGCCTGCAGGGCGCGTTGCGCGCAATGTACGAAGAACGCTGGCTGGACACGGCCGTGGGGCAGCAACTGGACGGCATCGGCGAGATCGTGGGCCTGCCCCGCGTCATCGACGAGGCGATCTATGTGCGGTTCTTTGGCTTCGCCGGGCAGCCGAACGTCACCGGGTTCGGCCAGGCGAGGCTTCGCCGCGCCAACGAGCGGCCAGTCTCCGGGTCGACCAGGTTGATGGACGCCGAATACAGAAAGCTCCTGTACTGGAAGATTGCCCTGAACAACGGGCACGGGACCACCCCCGAGATTTCCGCCTCCCTCAAGCCGATCTTCGACGTCTCACGCGTGATCGTCCAGGACGCTGGCAACGCCAAGATCCGGATCTGGGTGAGCCGCATCCCGGGGCCGAACGCCCCTCTGATGGCAAACCCATACAAATGGGTTCCCAAGGCCGCAGGGGTCGGTGTGCAAATTATCTCTGGCTCGACGGAAAAGCCCTTTGGCTTCCGCGAGCAGGGTTTCTATGGCTTTGGCGTCGGCGTGCTGGCGCGAGGAATTCACTGATGGCAGACACCAATTTTTTCGAACTGTTCACCGTCACCTGGGCGCAGGCCGGCACGGTCGATGTGATCACGGACGTGCAGTACAAGACCGGCTGGACCTACATCGGGTCGTTGCCGCCGACCGTCGAGCAGTTCAACAAGGTTCAGCAGCTCAACGATGAAAGGATGGGCTGGCTCTACCGCCAACTGGCCGCGGTCGCCGCGCTGACCGGCCGGCCGCTGTCCGCGGCAGGGGATGACGCGATTTCGTTCGCGCTGCAGAACCTCAACGCGTCCAATCTCAGCGCGGGCACCGTGCCGGTGGCCAGGCTTGCCGGCACGGCTTCGTCACTGACTGCGGGGGCGGCAACGAAGCTGGCCGTCAGCCGGAGCTTTTCCGTCGAGGGTGGTGCAACCGCTGCGGCGCAAGCATTCGACGGCACCGGGGACGTGAAACTGACCGTGACCGGCCTTGATGTGGGCAAGGCGAATGCGGGGGTCCTGGCCGTGGCGCGCGGCGGCACGGGCCTCGGCGCCGTGGCCGCGGGCGATTATCTGGTAGGGACTGGCGGCGGCGCGCTGGCGACGAAGACGCCCGTCCAGGTGCTGAACCACATTGGCGGTGCGCCACTGGACTCCCCTGGTTTGACTGGTACTCCGACCGCGCCCACGCCCGCCGCGACCGATCGCAGCACCAGGATCGCCACGACCGCATTCGTGGCCGGGAATTTCCCTCGGCTTTATTCGATCGCCGCGCTTCCTGCCCAGGATGTCGGCCCGATCATCGTCATCGAGTGCGCGGAAGTTTGGACCTGGTCGGCGAGCCAGTATTTCACTGGCTACCGCTCACCGCTGTGCGGCCGACCGCTGGATGGGCACACCGCGACGCCGCTGGCCAGCGAGGTTGACGCAATCGGCGGGCTGCTGTCGAAGGTTGGCTATGCGCCGCTCTGGGGCTACGCCCAGGAACAAGGCCTCGTCAAGACCGAGGCCGTATGGCAGGCCAACCGGGGCGCGCATTGGTTCACGGACTACTCGGCGACCCAGTTCCGCGTGCCGGATCTGCGCGATATGTTCCGCCGTTTCACCGGAACTGACGCTGACACTGCAAATGCGCGGGCGCTGGCGAATAGGCAGGCCGACAGCCTCCGGAGCCACGCGCACGGGACTCTGGTGCAGCGATCCGGCGGTGCGCCTGGCTCCGCGATGCCGGTAGTGAACGACGGCAACAATCAGGTGCCGTTCAACGCCAATGGCTCGGACTCGCGCTACACCATCACGTCGGGTGCCCAGACTTTGACCGCCGGCGGCTCGGATACTCGGCCCGTCAACACTGCCTATGCGCCACGAATCCATGTCTAAAGTCCTTTTCACTGCAAATGCGCGGGTTATGGGAATGCGCCAGCTCGACGCCTTCCAAGGCCACCGCGTCGGAAACATTCGGGTGTTGACAGGTGGAACAACGCCAATCAATCGAGTGGACTCGACTGTTGTGAACCAAGGCGGCTCGTCCTTGGAACAGCCACTCATCGGGAACTATGCCGAAGTCGTCAGCGACGGCATACACGGTACGCCTCGCATGGCCATGGAAACCCGACCCAGCAACACCGCCTACTACCCGCGAATCCATGCTTGATGCCTCTTTCACTGCAAATGCGAGAGCGCTGGCCACGCGCCAGGCGCAGCAGGTCCAAAGCCACCTGCACACGAGCTTGGCCGTGGGCGTTGGCGATGGCTCGTTGGGGCCTGGCCAGAGTTCCTACGCGCTGTATGGCTCCGGTACCACGGGACTGTCAGGCGGCACCGAAACCCGGCCGGTGAACACCGCCTATCTACCTCGGATTCACGCATGAGATTAGGCATGGATACGAGGGTGATAAGCAACATTCAGTGGTCGGGTTTCTACGGACGTGCGGGCCACGCGTGAGGTGTCAAAGATGCCACGGTAGTACACGACTGAATTGGCGCCGTATCCGCCTGATCCAGCCTGCTGCATGTAAAAGGGACCGGTCCCGATTGATGTCACATTGGGAAAGTCGCCAAGCGAACCGACCATCTTTTGCATCGCATCTCTTTGGGAGCTTCCCAGCTCCCTTGCATTTGCAGTGGGGCGGACGGTCATACGTGGAGTCTCGGGTGGTAGGCGACGTTGCGGGGGCGCGTCTCCGCCCCGCCTGTCGGCCCGGTGTTTATCAGCCCCAAAGTCTCCACGCCCTTGTGCAAGATCGTGGTGATGCCTGCGGTGGTCGACGTGTCGTATCGCGCTCCAAGTTCGGGATGGTCATGCGATCTGAAGGCATCGAGCTGCCGGCTGGCGAGCACCCGCGCATTTGCAGTGAGGCGGACGTCAAGCATGGATACGGGGGTGGTAGGCAGCGTTCAGCCCACGGGTTTCCGTGGAGGTGCGCGCGCCGACGGACAGAGACATAACCGCGTCCATGAACCTCAAATAGCCCTGGGTTTGGCTGATGGAATAGATAGTGCCCGTATCCCGGGTCTTGGAGAAAACGCCGCTTGTATCCCCGGTAGCGCCGGCGGCAATGTCGGTGAGCGTGCCTGTTACCCGTTGAATGGCATCTGTCTGCCGGCTGCCCAGGGCCCGCGCATTTGCAGTGAGGCGGACGTCACGCATGGATGCGAGGGTGGTAAGCGGTGTTTCGCGGGCGTGTCTCGGCCGTCCCGGCATCGGGGAAGAGGCTATCCATTTGGGAGAATCCTTGTGTATCGCCCGACCCTATGGAATAGGCCCTGTTGTCGGAGTCAGTGCCCATGATTCGCCAGCCCTTGTTCTTGACCCGAACTTGCGCGACCTGGCGGCTGGCCAGGGCCCGCGCATTTGCAGTGCAAATTTCACTTCTTAGGAGAACGCAGTATGCAGAAAGACGTATTCCAGACCGACGATGATGGTCTGTATCTGTACCAATCTGTCGCCAATGAGCTGGCGCTGACGCCAGGCGCGTTCAACATTCCTTTCGGCGCCTATGAGGACGCTCCTCCCGCGCCGCCGGCCGGGAAGTGGCCCCGGCGCCAGGGCAGCGCGTGGGTGATGGTCGAGGATTACCGCACCACGCCGCTCTGGTTGGTGGAAACTGGCGCGCTGTATTCGATCGGCGCCGAGCATGACGGCGCTGCCGGCAAGGTCAGCTACCCGGGGTGGGGAAAGCTGCCGAGTTGGCTGACGACGGTGGAGCCAGCTCGCGATGTTGGCGGCGCCGACGCGGAGGGGTAGGGCTACGCAGCCAGCGGCAGGGCCTCCAGTTCAATCTCGCGTTCTCGGCGCATTTCTTCGAGTTGCTTCCGGCCAAGTGGGCTGCGGGCCAGCTTCTGCGCCAGTTCGCGTCCGTGTGGATGGTAGTAGCGCAGCAGCATGCGGGTGTCAACGTTGCCGTTGACCTTGGCCAGTTCGTGGATCTGGAACACCGTCGCAAGCTGTGAGGTGCCTTCGTGCCGCAGGTCATGAAAGCGCAGGTCCCGGAAGTAGGCCGCGTTGGGCCGGCGGCCGTGATGCCGGCAGATACCCTCATAGCGAAGCCGGGCGCGCCGGCGGGCGCGAATGAAGGCGCGGGTAACGGAGCCTGGTTGCATCGTGAAGATGCGGCCCCGCATCGGTTTGCCTGTGACCCAGCGGCGCAGGGCCTCCCGCGCCCGAGGCGTCAGTGGTACATCGCGGGCGCGGCCGTTCTTCGTGTGAGGCAGATGTACCACGCCGTGCATGAGGTCCAGGTGCTCTCGCTGGATACCGACCACCTCGGACCGGCGCATGCCGGTTTCCTTGGCGACGGTCAGGATCGTCGGCAGCTCTGCGGAGCGGGTGGCGCGAATGATCCATTCCAGCTCTTTGCGGGGGCATTCGTCGTCGGAGACGCCTCGCAGCGTGATCCGGTCGAATAGGCGCCGGTCGCGCGCGTCGTCAACCGCCGGCCGGCGCACCAGCTGTACGGGGTTGGCCAGCTGGTCAAACCCCCAGTCCTTGCGGATCACCGTGTAGACGTGTGACAGGAAGGCCATGCGCCGCACCACGGTAGCCGGCGCGCGGTCCTTGAGCCATTCGTCGCGCAGTTCCGTCAGGTCCGAGCTGCGGATGCGGTCGACCGGGCGGATGGCCAAGCGCGTCGCGCGCCAGATGCGCGCAATCGACTGTTCAGAGACATGACCCTTCTTCGTGGCGGAAACCTCGGCCAGGTAGCGCGTGAGCGCGTCGGCAAGGGTCGGGGCGGGCTTTCTGCGAGGCTGACGGCGGGACCAGGGTTTCATCGGGGCAAAAGCCCCAGGTTGTAACGCAATTCCAATTTTCTTGTTTCATCTCGCCCGCATTGGGGCTTCATCAAGGTCAGGAGGACAAATGGCAGAACCGGCAAGCACGGGGGTAGTGGCGGTAGCAGCCGCGGGCGTGACGCTCGCGGGGCTGCTGCCGGGAATCGATGGAAATGCGCTGATCGGCGCCTTCGCCGGCGCGTCGCTGTTCGTGGTCTCGCGCAAGGAAGGCGGCGCGCTGTCGCGCCTGGCGTATTGGGCCATCTCAGCCGTGATCGGCTATCTGGCGGCCCCCGATGTGGTGGGGCTGACGCCGATCAAGGAAACCGCGATTGCGGCGTTCGCCGCCGCCGCGCTTGTCGTCACCGTGGCGCTGACCGCGATCGAGAAGGTCAAGGCATTGGACTTCTCGGTTTTCAGGAAGGGGGGCTGATATGCAAGACGCAGCTGTGATCGATTCTGGCCACCACTTGTTGGTGGCCTTTCTTTTTGTGGTGGCGAATATTGCCTCGGCCGCTCGCCTGCTTCTCTACCGGCGCAACGGCGCGCGGTTCCGGCCGGGCATGTCGTGGCTGGCCTACCTGTTGATCGTCGGCACTGGAGGGCAAGCGCTGGATGTGCTTGTGCAGCATGAGCAGGTGACCGTGTGGCAGACCGTGGTGGCGCTTCTGATGGCGGTCCTCGTCTATCGCGCGCAGGGCAATGTCGCGTGCATCGTCAGCGTGAGGCAATGATGGAACTGAAGAAGATCATATCGAGCGGGATCGGGCCGGCGCTGGCGCTGCTTCCAGCGGGCATGGACACGCCGGCGGCGCGCGTCATGCTGCTGGCCATCGGCCTGCAGGAAAGCCGCTTCGTTCACCGGCGCCAGATCGGCGGGCCGGCGCGCGGCTTCTGGCAGTTCGAGAAGGGCTCGCGGGCGAGCCGTGGCGGCGTGTGGGGCGTGTACCTGCACGCCGCCAGCAAGGACCACCTGGCGGCGCTGTGCAAGGCGCGCAGCGTGGCCTGCGACCCTGACGCGATCTACGCGGCGCTGGAGTACGACGACGTGCTGGCGGCCGGCGTTGCGCGGCTGCTGCTGTGGACTGACCCGAAGGCGCTGCCGGCCGTGGGTGACGCGGACGCGGCCTGGGCGCTGTACCTGCGCACGTGGCGGCCGGGCAAACCGCACCCGCAGACCTGGCCAGATCTGTACCGCCAGGCCGTCGCGCAGGTGCAGCCATGAACCCGTTCTGGAAGATGGCCGCGCCCTGGATCGGCGACGCGGCGGTGGTGATGGTGCTGGGCGCGGGCGTGATGCTGTATGGCGCCAGCCGCTACGACGCCGGCGTGGCCAAGGCCAACGCGGACCATACCCTGGCCGAGCTGAACGAGTTCAAGGCCCAGACCGGCCGCCTGGCCGGCATCGCCACCACCTTCGAGGCGAGCGTGGCCGACCTGCGCGCCGCCGAACCCAAGGTCATCGAGAGGTACACCCGTGTCGAAGTCCAAAGCCCTTTGCCTGCTGGCTGCCGTATTGACGCTGGCCGGCTGCAGCACATCAACGAAGCCGCCCGCCTGGCCAATACTGCCGGCCAACCTGGCCCAACCGTGCCCGCCGGTGCCCGAGGTGACCAGCGATAGCTGGGACGACTTCGCGCGCAGCTACATGGCGCTGGCGGTGCAGTACGGGCAGTGCGCCGCGCGCCACCGGGCCACGGTTGACGCCTGGCCGAAGCCCTAGACCGCGTCCGCCCGCCGGGCCAGCCAGAACCAATGCGAGTGCTTGGCGCGCCGGGCCTTCTGGCGCCGGAAGATCACGCGCACCAGGCCGGCATGGCCTGCATCGATCTCGACCGGGTAGTCGCGGTCCTCGGCGGTGGCGGCCGGCGGTAGGGTGAGGGCGGCCTGGGCCACGTACTGGCCGGGCACCTGCTCCAAGATCCCATTGTCGTCCATGGTCGTCTCCTATCAGGACGCGGCGCGCAGGGCCGCCAGGGCGTTGCGGGCGGTGCCAGCCGCCTCTACGTCCGCGCCGCGGCACGCCAGCAGGTGGTCGGCCCACAGCGCCAGCGCCTCGCGCCGCTCTTTCCAGTAGCTGTACTGGTCGTAGATTCCCTCCACGCCCTTGAGCTTGTGATTCAGGCACATCTCCGAAATGTCGCGGTCGACGCCTAGGGCGCGCATGTGCGATTTCGCGGTCGATCGTAGGTCATGGGGGGTGAATGGCCGTACGTCGGGCTTGGCGTTCTCGAACCAGTAGCCGATGGCACCCCAGACGGCATCCTTGCCGATCGGGGCATCGCCGCCGCCCTTACGCAGGCGCGCCACCGAGCGCGCCGGCACGATGTACCGAGAATCCAGCGCCAGCGCGTCCAGCTCGCGGAACCACTCTACGACGGGCGGCGCCAGGGGGATGTCCATGGCGGGCCCGGTCTTGGACGCGGGGATATGCCATAGGCCAGCGCCCAGGCGCTTCACCGTGTGTTGGTCGACGCGGATGTGCTCACGCAGCGCGGTGGTGAACTCGGATACCCGCACGCAGGTTGCCAGGATGATCCAGACGCTGAGCTGGTTCTGGCGGTTCATGCCGGTGGCTCGCATGACCACGGCCAGCTCGTCATCGGTCAGCATCAGGCGCACCTTGGCCTTGGGCCGCTTGCCGATCAGGGATTCCAGGCTGATGCCCATGGCGGGGTTGACCTGGATGATGTGCTGGCCGGCGGCGTGCTTGAACAACTCGCGGGTGACGATGTACAGCGCCTCCGTCTCGCGCCAGCCCGCGGCGGTGGCGAACCCGTCCTTCGTCTTGCGGATGAGATCGATGACCTCGCCAGGCGCGAGGGCATCCACGGCGCGGCCGCGCCAGTCCTTTTCGATCCGGCGCAGTTGGCGCTCGTACAGCTTCTGGCTATTGGGCGCCAGATGGCGGAGCACCTTGGCGCGGTAGTCGTCGACCAGCCAGTCGATGGTCTTGGCAGCGCGGGCCTTCTGCTTGGCCTCGCGTTTCTCGGCGGCCGGGTCTTTGCCGGCGTCGATCATGGCGCGCAGTCGGCTGGCCTCCTTGCGCGCTTCGGCCAGGGTGATATCCGGGTAGTTGCCGATGGTGGCCTCGGCGCGCCGGCCGGGCATGCGGTAGCGCAGCACCCAGGCCGCGGTGCCCGCCTTGGAAAGGGTGAACGTCAGCCCGCCGCCGTCGGACTTGGCCAGGGGCGCGCCGGCGCGGATCCAGCTCTTGATCTGGATGTCGGTCAGCAGGCCCTGCAATACACGCTTGGTCGCCATGGTTCCCTCGGTTTTGGGTAGCTGGGCGGATTGGCTACCCACCTAGCTACCCATTTTTTGTGAGCTGGGAGGATAACGCCTGAGAAGCCAAGAAACAAAGCCGCAAGGATTTATGCGGCTTTCAGAGGGGCGGTGATAGGTGGTGAGAAGTCCGGAGCATTAGACCAAGATTATGTCGTATTTTTCCTGCGAGTATGTGTTCTCCACTTCCAGCGACACGCGCTTGCCCACGAAGTCGCCCAGCATCGCCAGGTGCTGGCTTTCCTCCTCCAGGAACAGATCCACGACGTCCTGCGACGCCAGGATGCGGAATTCCTTGGGATTGAACTGGCGCGCTTCGCGCAGGATCTCGCGCAGGATCTCGTAGCAGACCGTGCGCGGCGTGCGCACGTTGCCGCGCGACTCGCACATGGGGCAGGGTTCGCACAACTGATGCGCCAGCGAATCGCGGGTGCGCTTGCGCGTCATCTCCACCAGGCCAAGCTGGGTAAAGCCGTTGACCGTCATGCGGGTACGGTCGCGCGCCAGCGCCTTTTTCAGTTCGGCCAGCACGGTCTCGCGGTGCTCCTGTTCTTCCATGTCGATGAAGTCGAGGATCACGATGCCGCCCAGGTTGCGCAGCCGCAGCTGGCGGGCGATGGCCTGCGCCGCTTCCAGATTGGTCTTGAAGATGGTGTCGTCGAAGTTGCGGCCGCCAACGAAGCCCCCTGTGTTGACGTCGACCGTGGTCAGCGCCTCGGTCTGGTCGATGATCAGGTAGCCGCCCGATTTCAGGTCGACCCGGCGCGACAACGCCCGCGCGATCTCTTCATCGACATTCGCTGTATCGAACAGGGGGCGCTCGCCGCTGTAGTGCTGGATGCGATCAACCACGGATGGCGTATAGATGCGCGCCCATTCCAGCATCGCCGCGGTCGTGGTGCGGGAATCCACCAGGATCGCGCCGGTGCTCGGGCCGACCATGTCGCGCAGCACCCGCTGCGCCAGCGTCAGATCCTGGTGCAGCAATGCCGGCGCCGGCTGGGTGCGGGCGGCCGCCTGTACGCTGGTCCACAGCTTGCGCAGGTATTCCAGGTCGGCCGCAAGCTCCTCGTCATTGGCGCCCTCGGCCTGCGTGCGCACGATGAAGCCGCCTTTCTCTTCGGCCGGCATCAGCGCCTGCAGGCGTTCCCGCAGTTGGATGCGCTCGGACTCCGAATCGATCTTCTGCGAAATACCGATGTGCGGATCATGTGGCAGGTACACCAGCATGCGGCCAGCCATGCTTATCTGCGTCGACAGCCGCGCGCCCTTGGTGCCCAGGGGATCCTTGACCACCTGGACCATGATGGTCTGCCCCTCGAACAGCAGCTTCTCGATGGGCGTGGGCGTCAGGCCCTGGCTGCGCTCGCTCCGGTTCTCGCGCAGGTCCGCGATATGGATGAAGGCGGCCCGCTCCAGGCCGATGTCGATAAAGGCGCTCTGCATGCCGGGCAGCACCCGGACCACTCGTCCCAGATAGATATTGCCGACATGTCCGCGCTGGATGCTGCGCTCCACGTGCAGCTCCTGCACCGATCCCTGCTCGACCAGCGCGACGCGGGTCTCGAAGGGCGTGACGTTGATCAGGATATCTTCGCTTAACGCGATGGTGGGGGGCAT